GACGTAAATTGACCTATTTCAAAATTCCTGGTTATAAATGCGTAGATGGTCAAGACCATATTTTTTATTTTACTCTAAGGCATATAGAAGAAAATCCACGAATCAAAGTTTATCGATATCTTGGAATTGACCTAGAAAAGCACGGATTAATGAAAAGGAGTGAGTAGCATGTGTGGACGATATTTATTTGATCCAATGACTGGCGAATTGGATGAATACTGGCAGATTATCGCTGACGTAGCCAAGAAGCAAGAAAAGTATAAAGAGCAGGAAATTGCAACTGGCGAAGTATTCCCTTCTAACAACGTTTTGACTCTAGGTGCTAATAAAAATAATGAGGTTGTACCAGGGATTACTAAATGGGGATTTGAGGGCTTCAAAAAAGGACAGCTCTTCATCAATGCCCGTGCCGAATCAGTTGAGGAAAAGAAAACCTTTAGCAAGCATTTCCGTGAACGTCGCATTGTCTTTCCGATGAACGGCTTCTACGAATGGGATTCTGACAAAAAGAAATTTCTCTTCACTGGCAATAACGAAGTTATTTACGTTGCCGGCTTTTATCGCATTCATGAGAATGTTGCAGAATCAATTATTATGACCACTGAACCGAATGCTGCAGTCTCCCCCATTCATGATCGCATGCCCTTAATCATTGAAAAAAGCGATATAGATAAATGGGTTCTTGATTTAGATTTTGCTAGAGAATACCTAAAGCGTGATATGGATAAATTCGAAAACTTAAAAATTAAATCTGCATAATTGGAGTGAATGAAATGAACTTAATTTTGCAGTATGAACAAGGATATATTCCGTTCTCAGAACTCGAAAAAGTTCTCTGGGATTTCGGTCCAAATGCTATCAATGAAGTCGGAGAAAAATGTTTTGCTTTCTATTGTTGCAGAGCAAATAAATTTATCGATTATGACTTCTACATTCGAAATTATGCTACAAGCATAAATGATGACACTGAATGGTTTATTGACTAACCGTATTTTGAAAGGAGCTGTTTTGAATGAGAGCAAGCGATTTGTTAACAGCATTATCAACGAATGTTTTTGATAATAATTATGAGGGGATTTATTCTATGTACAACGGCAATCTCCTTCCCTTCACGACTGTAAAAATTGATAAAGAAAGCAATCTAGTTTTATTCAGGGAGAATAAGAAGCCTGCACTATCTATGAAAGACTTCTACATCGCGCTAATGAACAACAAACCACGATCTTTAAAAATTTGGGGAGGTTCGGAATCAATACCTGTTTTCGGTTTTAAAATGGATGGGAATAAAATAGTCGTGTAAAAATGGAACAAAGATTCTTCTCATATTTTTTTCGCAATACATTTCTCAATTTATGTAAATAATTTAAATTTTTTTACTAAAATATTCAAATAATGGAGATATTGTGATATATTATAGTCAATAAAAGAATCCGGGAGCTTCCTCCCATGTCTCGCTGCAACATCCATAGCGGGGCTTTTTTTATAGGAGAATATCTTATGCCAGATAAACCATTTAAAACTTTTAAAGAACAAATTCAAATTTTAGAATCTCGAAACCTCAAGTTTAAAAACAAAGTTAATGCAGAATATGTTCTGATGAATAATTCATATTACGGATTAATTAATAGATATAAAGAACTTTTCTCAATATCTAAGGTAAATGCTAAAGGCGAAATTGAGGATGATTTCCAGGGTAATTACTTTGAAGACTTACTAAGTATTTATGATTTTGACAAAAGTCTTTCTTCTCTTCTATATAAGTATCTTTCATCTATCGAAACAACTCTTAAAACGTCATGCTCATACTTTATATCATTACACATCGGCGAACATCAAAGGGATTATCTAGATCGAAACAATTATCAATACGGATATATCGTTGAACACGGTAAATTTAAAGGTAAACCGTCTAGAGAAGTTACTATTCAATGCATAAAAAAATGTATTCGTCAAAGTGGAGATCCATCTATCGAATACTACAAAAAAAATCACAATAATGTTCCTCCATGGATATCTATACCAGCGCTTTCACTAGGAACAATTTATGAGCTTTATAGAATAAGTCCCTCAAAAGCAAAAGATGAAATATCAAATGTATTCTTTAAAAATGGACTCAACGACACGCATAGAAAAACTCTTTTCATTAAATCATTGAAGTTTGTTCATATCTTTAGAAACAGAGTCGCACATGGTCAGAGAATTATCAACCATTGTGTTGAAGAAAAAAATATACTGCCCAAACATGAATTTAAGCAGTTTTCAAAAGATAAATCCACACATATGTTAGTTAATAATAATCGTTCTGATTCTATTATTGGTCTCTTTTTATCTATTGTCGTTTTATTGTCAGCTAGACAGTCTGTAAAGAATCAATTTATTAATGAACTAGAAATGATTCTTAAAGAGCTCGAAAAAAGAAATCAATCAACCTTTGATAAAATGTGCTGAAAATATATGATTCCAAAAAATATTTGTTCATTGTTGAGAAAAATATGAAAACCTACCGATATATTGCTAGAAATTTCATTAATTCTGCGTACCTTCTCTAAAAGAGGAGGTATTTTTTATGTACCCTGTAGGACTCGAACCCGCATCTTCCGATATGAACCGGAGTATTCTACCAATTGAACTAAGGGTACTTTAAATGAGTATTATTATTTTTTAAACGTGTTACAATAAAGAAATAGAACGTCAGATCTTCCCCACAGTCCACTTCCCCAAGTAACTGTATCTGACGTTCCCTTTTTTTATGGGCGAGTGACTTCCCAATAGAGTAGATGTTACCTAGAAACCGATTTCTTTGCAAATGATACACTCATGACAAAGTGATACACTACACAAAGAAACAACCAGCCCGCACACGACTGGTTGCCGATCAAGATGAAACTTAGTTATGAAAAAGAAGTAAGTTCTGGCAAAACTTACACATTCATAATAGCTCTTTTGTTAATATCTTGCAAGCGCATTCTCGTCTAAACTCTTTTTTAATGTCACTTAATATCGTGATACCAACGGGTTTCAAAGACATTCAATCTCCAAAGATAAATGTGGTATCATAAAATATCAATAATTCTTAAAGGAGAACGCTATGGAATCATTTCAGGATAACCACTATATTTTATACTGGCTGTTTCAAATTTTAACTTTCGTCGGAGCATTCACCATTCTTCAGGGTCTTGTATACTTTATTAAACCCTATGAGTATGAAAGTATCACTGTAAAAAATGTTGATAAAATTGATAAAACAGCGGTCTATAATGATTATGATATTATTGAGGAAATTGATTTTGACAAGAAAAACGAATTCCCAAACCATAAGACTATTATTATAAGTCCGCAGGATTCATTAATGAGTAGTATTGAGTTTTCAGAGTTAAGTAATGATTTGACCCATTTTAAAAAATCAAGTATCCAGTTTAGAACGAGTGAACTAGAACCACAACAATACTTACTTTTAAGAGTTCCTACTACGGATATGACTGGTATAATTCAAATTAACTTCAAAATAAATTATAAAAAAGGATCATATGAGTTTTCTCCAAATATGAGAAATGGTCATGAAGATAAAGTCGTTCTTAAAGTTAAAAAAACTTTAACAAGCTTTATTAATAAATGATCATTTTCTTGATAGATACAAACAAAATAATCCTATAGCGATCAATACTGCTCCTAGTATAAATGTTTTAATAAATTCAACATTAGTTAACACACCAATAAAAATCTGTTTCATAATTAATTACCTTTTAACTCCCTTTGTTATTTTGCAAAGGGAGTTCTTTCTTTTATTTAATATCGTGATACCAACGTGTTTCGTAGAAGTCTTGATGACCTCCACTTACATCACCTTTAGCGTCATTTGTAGCACGTGTCATCACAATGACTGACTTACCACTAAAATGCTTAGCATTGAAATTCACATCATAACCGACATTCCCAGTCGTCCGATAAGCAGCATTCACATCTGGTCTTGCTACTCCAGGTGCTTTCTGGCGTGCCAATTCTTTGCCAGTTGTCCGATCAATAATAAATACATATTGATACTTGTAATTAGCGATATGCCACCCACGCGCCTTCAAGGTGTTCCCGATTCTCCCCCATTGATCAACATGAGCATGGTTTCCTTTGCCATCGTTCATTACAGAATATCCTGATCCTGCGGTAGTTGGATCTACAGGTTTGCTTGGAGTCGGTGCAGGTTTGTTCTCGTTTGATTCAAACCCATACTTCACATCATGTGCAAATTGCGCTTGAGACACACCCTGACTTGCTAAATAGCCATACGGGTCCGTATGATCGCCCCACCAATTCGTAGAAATGTATTGGTGACTGATGACCCCTTTGCCGCCTACTGGACTGTCTACAGTAAGAGGAATATTAAACCGTTTCGCACTGTCACGAATTAATTCAATGTAAACTTTATAGTTCTGTTTAAAGAGCGCTGGATTTGGCGTTGCCTGCAGTTCAATTTGAACAGGTGAATTTGCATTCGCAAAAGCTCCGGCTCCATATTGTACATATCCTGGTTCACCAACTTGGTAGACAATACCGTCACCAACAATATAGCTAGTGTAGGCATTCATCCAATTGCGCTTCATAAAGGTAGCTTCGTTACGTCCTGTTGCGCTAGGATTTGCAGTATCGTGAGCAATAATGTAATTATGATTCGCTCTAATTGGACTGCCTTCATTCGCCCCTAAATTGAACTCGTTATTGATCGTGTAAGCAAACCCATTAATAGGCAATAAAAAAAGAGCCAGTAAAAGGCTCAGTAACGTAATTTTCTTTTTCATGTGATTCCTCCTATTTTTTCGAATTGTATGCTGAGACACCTGTAACTACTCCTAAAAAAGTAGCTACAGCATTAATTGTTAGCACAGTCATATCCGCGCCACCCCAACCGTATGCTTTTCCAAGTGTGCCAACTAAAACAGATGCAGCTGGCAACACTGTGAGAACCGCCCATTTAATAATTTGGTAATACTTGTCCGGTAAAATCATTTCAAACCCCCCTATAATTTCGTTAAGAAATAGCCTAATATAGTAATACCTAAACCGATCATGTAACCCCATGACCATTTATTGTTTGCTTTAATTTCTTTGATGTCATCAGCATTGTTGAGTGCAATAGAATATGCGTGATCCGCCACATCTTTCGCAGCATCCGCCTTCTCTCTCAATGCCTCGTAATTATCAAGTTTTGTTTCAATGCGCACTAAGCGCTCAATAACATCTTGTGCAGTATCATCTTTCAAAACTCCCCCGCCTTCCAACTAAATAATTAGCCCCGTTAAAAACGAGGCTAAATTGTTACTCTGCCAATTCTGGCAAATCCATATCTACTAGAATCTCTTTCACTTGCTCGCGAATTAGACCTGGTACTTGTTCAATCGTCTTCTTGCCTTTAATAATTAAAGTCGCATATACTACGGCCATTTCTTCCACCTCCCTTCTGAGTAAATAAAAAGCAATCCTAATCCGCAGTTTCTGCATCAAGGATTGCTTGTACTTCATTTCTGATTGTTCTAGGAACTTCTTCAATAGTCTTCAATCCCTTCCGGATCAAATTCACGTAAATATTCGCCATTTACATATCCCCCTTCGCCGCATCGGCAGGAATTAACATTTCGTACACTTCTGCCAAAGCCAACTGTGTATCAGTTAACTGAGTTTCTTGTTCTTTAGCTTTAATCTTCAACTCTTCATTCTGCTTTTGAATAGCTTGATTAAGTGTTTCTATTAATTCGAGCTTTTCGTTAAAGTTCTGGGTTACAACTTCTTCCCAAACATTTTTTGCAAAATTGAAAAACTGCGACTGCGGATTCTCTAAATTTTGAATAGGTTCGACTTCCACAAATGGAATAGAAGTTGGGAAATCATCTGCTACCTCGTGTATTTCATATCCAATCGGATATAATACCTTGTAAATTAATTTCATATCACTCACTCCTACAATTTGTTTTTTGCCTTATATGATGCAGTTCCAACATACCAGATGCCTTTTGTTAACGTACTGTGCGCCTTGATTCCTTTCCCAACAAACTTGACGACTGCTTGAGCCGTTTCATTCCCAACAAAAAAGCTGAAATTCTCTCCAGGTTCAAAAATATCATCCACAATAGATTCAGCTACAATATTCATATCCCTTGTTAAATCCCCACTTGCTCTGACTTGGAAATTTGCATAGATATCTACATCATCACCGTACCGTTTGAAAACTATCGAGCCCGATTCAAGTGAAGAATTGTTGGTAGAGTTGGTAACAAAACGGATTTCACCGTTTTGAGTAAGAACGTTGTTTCCGCCAACTTGAAGGCCATTGGCAAAGTTCTTAACACCAAGTACAGTCTCATTTTCAGTCCGAGAAACAAACTTGTCTTTCGTCCATTTCGCAATTGCTTGAAAAACGCGCAGCGGTGTCATTGTCTTCTCATTGTTTTCTCCTGCTTCCGCCTCTTCTTCAGTTGCAATATTTTCTATGTGATTGGCCGCTATCATTGATCGAATAAACTCATTCATTGAAATGCTTATCTTAATATCTAGATAAGCAAAGTCAATATTTACTGTAGATGGCTTTACTCCATCGCTAGGATCAGCATAAACTATATTGTAAACATTGCCATTGTCATCAATGTATGCGTAAACAGATGCACCAGGGACTTTACTTTTAATATTGACCACAGAGTTTGCAGTTGTGGCAGCATTATATAACCAATCTTGCGCACTATAATTACTTCGCCATGTTGCCAAAGTAAGTTTATTTCCTGTTGAACTTGCACCGAACCCAAAAACATTACTAGATAACTCAGTTATTGCTGTTCTAATGAAATTAACTTTTTGTGAGACGGATAATAAACCTTGAGAAGAAAAGAATTTTTCACCTAAAAGTCTAGTCATACCTTCAAGTACATTCCAACCAAATCTTAGTTGTCTTCTTTCATTCGCAACAGTTGTATTACTTGAATATAAAACCCCATCTTGAATTGAGGAACGTTCATAGCTAGTAGTTGCGCTTTCCCCCCAACCACCAGAAGGAGGCATTAAATCAGAACCAAAAGCGCCTTTTAAATCATGAGGGTTTTCAACTAAACTCCCTTGAACTTTCCCTTTGAAATCAAATCTTAGAGTAAGTTCTACGGTATCTTTTCCAATTACTTGGTAGATCACGTTAGCGGAACTTTCTTGCTTGGTGAACACATCGTGCTCTTCAATTGATTTCAGGATCTCTGCTTGCATTTCTTGTATAGACTTTGTGTCTTTTGATAACTTATCAAGTTTGATGACTAAATCGTTATACATTTGATAAATATTCTGATACTGTAAATCTTTGGCTTGAAGAAATACTTTAAATCTCTCCTCAAAATCAACGGACTGGTTGCCAAATCGCTTTTCAAAATCTGCCAACAATTGATCCAATAACCTGACATATAAAGTTACCTGACCTTGATCAATATCAGAATTGTTAAGCACATCGACTGTGAAATCTTGGAAAGTAACTCTGCTTCCTTCAGCATCAGTCAATTGGAAATAAGCTCTTTTGAACTCTTTCAGAACACTAAAATTTTCTTTAGTGAACGTGTAGCGGATGATCCCTTTTTGACCATCCAAAATCTCAGGAACACCATCTGTATACTCGCCCTTTGCATTTGTTCCTACAAATATTAATTCATGATTTGAAAACACCGCATATGGCGTCTTTCCATCCGATTGAAGTAATTCAACATCAATTGTTGTTAGTCCACCATCACCTAATCTTCCTACAACTCGCTGCTTTCTATAGGGAGTTGCTTTATTTTCAGTTAGTATTAGTTTTATGTTGCTCAAGTTCTCTCCTCCCTATTTGGCCAAATAGATTCCTGTGCCTAAATAATAAGTATTTCCTTTCAGACCCCATACAGTACTGACTGCTTGAGTTTGAGCATCAACGAGTAATTCCCCTGTCCCTGTCAAAGAGATATGTGAACTAAAATCAATTGCAAGGTTTTCAGGGACTTTACTTATTATATTTTCTTTCGCTTTTAACCCAGCATCTTTAGTTTGAAAACTACAATGGACTAAAACAAAATCTCCTGTCCTGATGAATCTTATTTGACCAGCTTTCAATGCTGGGTCAGTATTTTTTGTTCTGTCGACAATTACATATCCTTTATAATTTGACTCATTCAGTTCGTAATTAACATTTGAACCATTTGAGTTGAAACTACAAAGTGAAAATGTATATACTTTGTCTCCTTGATTAAGATTGCCATTTACTAATGACGTAACCCACTCCAAACTGACTTGATTATTTGTCCATGTATATAAATCAGTTGCAGGATCATTTTCCAAATCTGGAACGACTTCTTGAGTTAAATCGATTCTCAAGACGATATAACCACTCGAATTTGCTGGAACAGTTATCGTCTGAGCTTCTTTTAAATAAATAAAACGCCCTTGTACTAATGCACAACCAGCACCTACAGTAATTTTTAATCCACTCTTCGAAAGTCTCAGTTCCTGCTCATATCCCTTTATCACATAGTTCCTTCGCTGAGCTAGGGTATGATACAACTTCGCATCATTCGCAGCACTCACCTTCACATTGTCAAACTGGAATCCATCTACATTATCTGCCAAACTAATCACTCCTAATCTTCGTCAAAATAATCACTTACCCTGCTTCTGATATTTCCAAAAGTAAGATTTATTGAATTGCTGTTACTGTTGATTCTCCACGCACTTAACACGGACTTATACATTTTTTCTTTTACTGTTACATCAAAAAGTAATCCTGTTTGTAAATCACGAATATCAAAGTTTTTCGAGTCTAGAATGATACTCACGCTGATTTCGTGACTGTACGCGTTGCCTTTTAATTCAGAATTTGCTACTTCTTCATAGCTAGGCTTATCCTCTTGTTCGGTGTCGTAAATCGATACAATACTGACTGTCGGTTTGAGAATACTTTCGTTAGTTTTATCTGTGGTTAGTTCATTCTGATCATCTAGATAATATGTAGAAAGGATTCTAGGATTCTCTATATCAGTCATTTTCTTATCCACTATCAACAACATGTTTTCGTTACCATTTCCTGGCTTTTTGATGAAAACATTCCAGTCGTAAAACTCACTTGAATTATCCTTGATTTGCTTCGTCGTATCGATTCGCTTAATACTTGAAATGATCTTATCGTCGCGAATCTCTTCAAAGCACCATTTTATGTTGTATTTTTTAAATGCATTTCGTAGGTAGCTATTCAGTTTTCTCGAAGTAACTTCGGTTGCCTGATAACTATGATTCGTATTGGTTACTGTATTCACAGATAGAATCTCTGAAAGATTCTTTGTCGGATCACTTAAGAGATATTTTTCTATCAACCGCTTGAAATGCTCCTCAAAACTCGGACCAGTAGTTTTACAAGTTGGGATACTACTATCTCCAAGTGCTTGCGCTAAATCTCTACATCTTATTTTGATATCTTCTTGTGAATCAATTACACCGAAATATAGTACTCTTCCGCTCTCAATATCTTTTGCTAAAAGAAAATCTCCTTTCTCAATTTGCACATACTTATTCAAATCAAATTCGCTAACCCAATTTGAAGAAATCTCATCGATTCCAAAATCAAAGTCCTCACTAATGTATTCTTCTTCGTACTTCGATAAGTCAAACCTATATAGATGAATGGACAGAATCAAAAAACATCACACTCCTCATAAACTTCTACAGAAACCTCAGCATTTGCAGTATGAAAAACGATGGATGAGTTTCCAATAGGCATATGCACAAAATTTGTTTTTGTGTGATCTTGTTGCTGATAAACTGAAGAAACATTTCCTTGAGAATCATAAAGTAGCGCTGTTCGATCCTGAAAAAGACTCGATACTACTAGTGTTTGTCCTTCTTCTAAATTCAAAAAGAACCCATCGCTAGCGACGAGTTCTCCATCCTTAAATACTTCCCAATACGGATTTTTACATTCACCTGAAACCGTTACTTTTACAGGCGAACTACGATCTTTATTGTTGAAAAGATAAACTGAATCATTCGAAACATTAAAAGTTCCGGTCTTTTCATTTGCATTTTGAGTATACACGTAAGGAAAAGTGAATCCGTATATTTTCCCTCTCGTATATATTTTTTGATTACTTTGTTGAATTTCTGCTTTTTTTACTTCATACCAAGGGGTTAAATATTCGAGTAATAAAGACTCTTTAAGCAACCTTCCAAATGAACGTTCCGACTTAGTTAATCGTTTCAGCGCAACATTTCTGTATTTCTCCCCTGCGTCACTTGCATACTTTAATACAATAGGCGGATGAGAAAGGAACTTAACAAACTCAAGATAAATTTGGTATGTTTGTTGGTGATCACGAAGACCATAAATGATATCTATTTTGAACTCTTCGAAATCCGCTTCACACTCAACCAATCTCTGGTTACCATTACTAGCATTGAAATTATTACTTATTGAGATTCCAAGGCCTTCTGGATCTACTCCCAGAAGACCTTTTTTGTCATTTAAGGAAATAGCATCGCCATCTCCGTTAGTTAGCTCAAACTCTCGACGCATACTATAACCCCTTTCTTACTATTTCTTTTGCGATAGGTTCAGCTAATTCTTGCGAAATTTTTTTCTTATCAAGATAGGTTGATGAATCTTTCACTGCAATTTCATGAAGCAATTCATTATTTACCTTAAGTAAATTGATAATCTCAGTTAAGTTGATCATCCCACCAGATTTTGATTGCATTAAGTTTCTAGCGTCTTGTGTCTCCATCCCTATAATTTCAGCTAGATTAACAGTCATATTTGTTGCGAGATTATTCAAACCGATACTCGCTGAGTCAAGGATATTTGATCCATTGTTGACCATGTACGAAATAGCTTGACCTATCAGTTCCATGGCACGAGCTGGCTTAGTTACAGGTAGGACGACCTCTGGTTTTCCTTTTTCTCCAGCTCGGTAAAGACCGTCTTGAGTAATCCAACCGCCGTTTTCGTATCCATGGCCATGACCGATAACCCCAAGCATATTTGAACCATAACGGCCTTTCGCATATCTAATTGCAGCCAAGATATTATCGAATCCATTCATTATGTTTCCATGTCCTGGAAAAGCATTTGCCGCAAATGTACCTGGCTTAGTTTGAAGCAAGCCTGTTGCATTTCCATCTGCAAAACCGTCATTACCACCTATCGCTGATGGATTCCCTCCTGATTCTGTCTGGATTTGAGACATCCAAGCATTTACATAAGCCTGAGTTGTTGGTAATCCGTTCATTTTAAGTGCTTTTTTCACATACGAACGCCACCGCTCTACGGCAGACCCTCCAGGAGTAGGCAGACCACCAGCAACGTCTGTCCCAGCCTTATATACACTGCCAGCACCTAATGAACCATTTAGATGGATGTGATCATAATGATCGCCATCAGGCCAAGGTACCCATTGACCTGTTGCTGCTTGACCAGACATACCAACTCGATCACGAACTCTGCCGTTGGTAATTACATATGCTATTTGTTTAGGGAATTTCTCAAATGCCCAATTAGCTGCTTCTGTATATCTCGGACTTCCGTATGGGTATCCTGAAATATCTAATGCCTGATGTTTTCCATGATAGTAAGGATCACCAGGTCGATATCCAGAAGTTATTGTTAATCCACCGAATTTAGACATAACTTTTTGAGCGATATCAACTAAGTATTGATAAACATTATTCGCATTCATGGCACCGTCAAAACTACCACCGTATGCATCCTCCACTTGCTTCTGTGCAAATGGATAAGCTGCGTTAGTCATTAACTTAACGCCTGCTTTAGTCATATTTCTCCAAGGTTCGACGATACTGTTATAATCTACACGCTGATCAACAAGTTTTATGAAGGCTCCTTCATCATCTATGAGGTCGAAAATATCGAACTCTCCAATGCCATCTTCATATTTTGGAATCATACTACCAAGGTTATTCTGAGCTTTTAAGACTCGTTCAGTCATCGTTGCATTGAGTACCTTCGCACCCTTTTTAAGCCAAACAAGAGCATTTCTGCCCTTCGCCATGAAAGTAGATCCGTCTGTATTTTGGATGATTTCCTGATACTTGGAGCCCTTCTGATCGTTGACAATCGCCGGTCCATCAGCCGGATGGCCTTCAGTTCCTCTGGCATACTGCGGCACTGTCCAAGCTCCTAATTTCTTGTCGGACTCTACTTCTTTTAGGACATAGTTAACTCCACCAATTACGCCATTAACACCTTTACCGATACCACCAACCATCTTATTAGCGACACTGTTCATTGTTGCAGATAGAGAACCGCCCATAGAATTGATGCCATCGATCAACGATTGCATCAAAAAACGTCCAGCGCTATTAAAGCCGCCCGACTTCGATCGAAGATTATTAATCGCATCATTTCCCAGCTGATTCACCCGATTGATGAATGTTTGGTAGAGTGAGTTCCAACCATTCAACAGATTTTGAAGCCAAGTGCGGCCAGTTTGGTACATCGCATTGTAAAAGCTCCGTAAAAGATTCAAGACTTGATTGCAGAAGTTTCTCACAGTCGTAATGAATGTAGAAACAAAACTATTCCAGCCGTTTAACTTATTCTGCATCCAAGTTCGTCCCATTTGATAATTCGGGCTATTCTGACTAGTAATCAGTGTTGTGTATTGAACAATAAAACTATTTGTCGTTGCAAGCATAGTCGGAGCAACTGAATTCCAACCATTCATGAAGTTTGTTAACCAGTCAGCCCCTTGAGTTACCATCGAAGGGCTGATTGAACTAAACTGACCCAAAATACCATTAGCAGCTGATAAAGCTGTTTGTAGCAACTGAGGAGTTGAATCAGACATTCCTTGATTACCTGCCTGTGAAGCTTGTTGAGCTGAGGCCTGCATCTGACTCGCATCAGGCATCCCGTAGCTCTCAGTTACAATCATGTCATTTGAGAGTCCGACAGGTTCTGCATCTTGTACAGCCTTGGTCATCATGTCTGTCATTGTAGAAACAACGCCCTCAATAACTGGTAATCCTTTTTCTATTCCGACAGCAACACCTTCAGGGACCCATTTAGCGATCCCAATCATCACTCGTGACGGTGACTTGATTTTTAGTTTATCTTTGAACCATTTACTAACATTCCCTGCAACATCAGTTACTGTTTTTTTGAGTGAGCCTAACGCGTCAGTAATACCTTTACCAATTCCTAACAGAATGTCTTTGCCGATTTCCCACCACTTCACATCTCCAAATGCTTTAAAGATCGCATCGACAACTTGCGGCAACATCTTAATCAAGACACCGATTGTATTCAAAATACCTTTACCAAGAGCGAGTAGGATTTGAACGCCGGCACCAATGATTTTAGGTAAATTCTGAATAAGTATCGCTACTATCGTAATGATTAGTTTAATCGCCAATTCTATTAATTTAGGTAAGACATTTAGAATTCCTTGAATTAATGATCCAAGAATTTTGACACCCGCCTCGATAATCTTCGGCAAGCTCTGAATCAACGTCGTGACTAGAGAAATAATCAGATTGAAGGCCAACTCAATCAATTTCGGCAGCATCATCATAATCCCATTGATCAAAGCAACTAGAATTGTCATACCAGCTTCAATAATCTTCGGTAGATAGGTAATAATCAGTGAAAGAATCATCTCAACAAGTGAAATAACCGCACTGATTAGATTTGGTAGCATCTGAATGATTCCGGTAATAATCGCAGTCAGGATTGTAACTCCGGATTCAATCAACTGAGGCAAAACAGAGAGTAATGTCTCAATGATTGTCTTAGAAATGATGAATGCGACTGTTACAGCAGCTTGTGCTAAAGGAATAAGTGTTTGTAGTATTCCTTGTATGATATTCGTTAGTAGATTGACCCCAACTTCTATCATTTTAGGTAATATTTCAGTAAACGAAGTCACCAATCCTAGAACGATTTCTGAAACTTTTTCCAATAGGTCTGGCACCGTAGTTCCCATACCTTCTGCGAGTTTCGAAATGAGATTGCTTCCAGTAATGATCAGACCTGGTATTCCACCAACTAAAATAGCTATAATTTTTGGTAACAACGATTTAAATATGTTCAATAGTGGTTCGAAATTTCCATCGAATGCTTTGTCTATTGCAATTTTGAACTCTGCAAACTGCTGTTTTACACCTTGAACAAAATTTCGGATGTCTTGACCTAAGCGATAGATCATTTTTAGTTGATTTTCACTAAATGAATCACCAAAAAGATTCGTCAGGCCTTCAAGGCTGGTAATATTTCCTGAAATAATGAACTTTAATCCTAAGAATGCGCGCCTAATTTGCTGAACGATCTCATAGAATTTTTCAAAACGTTGAATCGTTGCATCGCTGAACATGTTTGTATTGATAGCTTCGGAAAACGAATGAAAGTCCATATCGCCAGTTAGAACATCTTTGACGATTTGAATTCCATTTTTCAGTCTGTTAAAACTTTCATGAAGTATAGTTATTCGATTCATGATCGCATTAACAGTGTCCTGCGGTAAAAAGTCAGCTAAAGCCAACTTCAAATCTTCATACTGCTTGCGATCACCGCCATTAAGAATCTGATCTAGACTTGATCTAATGATATTCGATGCTACTTGTACTCTTTCACTTGCATCTTTCTTTAATTGATCAAAGGCTTTGTGGAGAATAGTCAACCGTTCAAGAATCTTGTTGGCGTTTTCTTGAGGAAACAGATTATTGAGTGTTTGTTTCAGTTCCTCTGTCTTTCCTCTATCTCCACCAACGAAGATTAAGTCAAAACTACCTTTGATTGCTTGAGCTGCAAGCCCAAACTTCTCGCTAGTCTTTTCCCTAAACTCTCCAAATGCTTTGTGCAATGCTGTTAATCGATCGATAATGACGTTAACAGTTTGTTGCGGTAGAAGCTGATTGAGATTTTCTCGAAGCGCTTCGGTCTTCTTGCGATCACCACCGACAAATATTAGCTGCAATGCTCCATGAATCGCATTTCCTGCAGTGACAAATGTTTCTCCAAGTTTCTTAACAAAGTTAATTAATGGGGCAACTAATTGTCTGAACTTCTCTGAGCGTTTGTAAAGGTCAGTTATTGCAACTGCTAAACCTATTACTGCGGCCGCAACAATCGCAAACGGACTGATTTGTAATGCTGTAATGAATCCCAAGAATATGGATTTTAATTTACTGAATAGATTGATTACCAGAATAAGCGATCCAAAGGATAATAATGCTGTAACGAGACCTTTTACAACTGATATTAGTGGATTCGCAGATTTGCTAATTCCTTCAAGAGATCTTGCTATTGAATTTAAAACCCCTTGGACCTTTTCCGCTCCTATTGTGTTATCTCGAAAAGCTTTAATTGAAGCAGTCGCTGAACCTAGCGCATCAACAGCAACTTTTTTAAATGGTTCTAAACCTTTAACAATCGTAGTAGTGATGGCCGTCTTAAAGTTCGCCATCGATCCAGACAAAGTATCCCCAGCGGTTTTAGCCAGACCGGCCATTTTGGCTGTTGATCCCGCGACGCCCTCTGTACCTTCTTCAATACCTCTTCGAAGGTCTTCAATTGCATCACCTGCTGAAAGAGTACCATCAGAGACAGCTTCTTTCATATCAGTAACGGTTTTTTTGCTAGCATTAGCTAGAATTTGCCAAGCCGGAATCCCGGCATCTACTAATCTATTGATATCATCAGCATAAACAACACCTGCAGATTGCATTCCTGCAATTGCGCTTGTAATCTGATCAATGGATTCAGCACCATTACCCACACCATAAGCAGCATCGGCGATTGCTTGGAACACACCTTTAACTTTTGTGCCTTCCATGCCAGCAGCAACCATTTTCTTAGCACCCATTGCAACATCATTCAAAGCAATAGGTGTGCCTTCAATAGCGGCTGCCAGATCATCCATGACTTGTTTAGCGATTCCTGCACTTCCTGTTAAAACAGTAAGTGATTTCGTAGCTGTATCAATTGTGTCGATACGATCTATGGCTCTACCAATCGAGTCACTTAATACTCCAAATGCTTTTGAAACAATCGCGATTGAAGCAATGGAAGTTGCTAAATCTTCAATTGATCTCTTAGAATTTATAGCTGGATCGTTTACTCCAGATTTAATTTGATTCCTGATATTAGGAAATATTGATTTTGCTTTATCAAAAACAGATTTAAATCCACTAGTAAGATTATTCTTTACTGATCTTGATGCATCTGACGCACTCGTTGATATTGACTTGATACCACTTTTTACTGATTGCCAAATGTTAGAAGCGACACTCGGAATGCTCTTTATTCCATTCACAAACCCTGTTCTTATGTTTGAGGCTACCTGTGACGCTTTTGAAGGAAGCTGAGACAATCCGTTGCCGATTTTAGATACAGCACTTGCAGTCGTATTAACTATTGAGTTAAAACCAGTAACAAAGACATCCTTAGTTCGATTTAAGACTTGAGTTGCCTTTGTTGGAATTGACTGTATCTGAGAAATTGCTTGATTTTTTGCTTGAGCGAAACCTGAACTAACAAAACCAGTTACGGATTTCATGGCACGTTGAATGGTTCCTGGTAATTCTATGACTTTATCGACAGGCTTTTTAATCAAATCCAGCAATGAATTTCCAATTGTCTTAAAGCTATTCTTCAGATCGGTAAAACTTGACTTCAAATTGGATACGCTGCTTTTCATTGAAATAACTAATGCTTTATTCATCGCTTTGCTATCTTTAGTCATTTCTGAATAGGATAATTTTGCATCGCTTTTCATCTGATCGAAATTCTTTTTCGAATCAGCAGATAAACTAGCATTTGCGCTTTTCATTTTCTGCGTCATCGATTGAAAACCAGTTGAAACTGTCTTCGCTGATTGGCTTCCTTTTTCGCCTAAATCTTTTGCAGTCTCAACCGTGTTACTGATTTTACTTGCCAAATCAGTAGCGGCCTCGCCAGTTCTTGTGAACCAGTTGAAAAAAGTGGCTACCGCCTTCTCAGCTGGTGCAGAGTCTGCTGTGATTTCTATATAAGCACCGCCAACTTTTGCACCTTCTGCCATTTGCTCAACTCCCTTCTATATGTATTTTTTATTGGTATAATTATTCTCAAAGTGAGGTGAAAACTATGAAACTAAATCAAAACTGCATTCGTGATATTCTCCTAGAACTCGAAGATGAACTTGGGTTTGACCTCCATATTTCAAAATACGATTTAGATGAACTAAAATCTTATAAAAAATATGGTGAGGATGAATTCCTTTATACTATTTCTAAGCTATCCGAAGCTGGATATATTAACGAAAGTCATCAAGCTGGAGGAGATACGATGTATTACCAATTGATGATTCACTCTATAACTTGGGAAGGACACAAATTTTTAGATACTATTCGTGATAACCAAGTTTGGGCCGAGACGAAAAAGGTTGCATCTAAGTTTTCAAGTGTATCGGTCAATATGATTTCAACAATTGCATCTACCGTCATTACTAATCTTATTGAGAACCAAATGCGTCAAAGTGGTCTAATTTAATCTCTGTATTTCCAACCAGAGCATATAGATTACCTTTTGCTTTCGGATGTTCGGAGAGAATCTCATCTAAAAACTCTTTATTTGTTAACATGGAATAACCATTATTTGATTCCATCACTCTTAAGATGTGATTTTCTCCATTCTCTTTATAAAAAGTGATTACACTAGTTTTCATCGACTTTACTTCCTTTCCACCATTGAGTGGTGTCTATTCCCTCATCGTTTGCATTTTGAGTGATATTTTCTTTTGCGCTCTTGATAGCTTCTTCATAGGGCTTCATCAAATTAGATTCATAACCCTGTTGGCCGGTCAAATTACTCAAGAACATACCAACAGAATCAACAATCGCTACTTGAATCTCATATTGACGAGCACGCCTTGATTCATATTCCTTCTTGTTTCCCCACTCATATTTTCGTCTCAGCCAACTAAACGACTGATCTAAAATCTCTGACTCAGGAATATTATAAAAATGCGAAACATATTGTATTTGCTCAATTAGGCTTGTGGCGAAGGACTCAATTGCACTACTGATGCTTTTTGTGGTTCCACGGTCTGTTCCTTCTGAGACGCTTCCTTCACTTCTTCTTTGCTCATCGTGCGGAATTTCGGACGGATCTTTTTTACCAATGCGGTTAATTTTTCAATTGGTGTATTTGCTAGAAATTCAGCAATAATCAGTGAAGTATCAAAGAAATCCATTTCTTCTGTTTCGTCAGCTGTCTTATCCAAAAGAATGGCCAGAAGATTAGCAATTTTTTCGTCTGGAACTTCCGAAAGGAAGAATTCAACACCCTCTTCAATCGTTGGAAACTTAGTATTAAATAACGGATTGTTTTCCTCGTCAACTTTTTGCTTTCCTTCTTCATCCAAAATTGGCGTTACCTCAGTGTGATCTTTGCGCCAATCCGTAAACTTGCTATAGATAATCATTCCATCACTAGCAACAAACTTCACCAGTTGCAATACTTTCTTATTCGTTAAGCGTGGTACAGGAATCTTGCTACCATCACTTAACTCCACCATTTTCATTTCAGTTACTACGCTATTGATTTGTTCTACTGTTGTATTTTCAGTCATGTTCTTCTCCTTTTTTTTAGACAAAATAAAAGACCCTGCTGATAAGCAAGGCCATGTGATTACAATACTTGTTCGATTTCAACGAAGACATTTTCGTCTTCGGGAAGATCATCTTGAGCGAATGAAGTAAACGAAACTGGAAGTGTTGCCTTCTCTTTTCCGTGATTTGTTTCGACATTATCGCTGATCTTCACTTCATAATAGTGGACCATTAAGAATGTCCCGTCTTCACGTTTTACAATCAGAGTTAAGCTATATGAAGCAATTGACGTTGGCGCACCATAAGAAATCGTCTTAGTTCCAAGTTCTTTTACTGGTGTCAAAGTATCTGTTGTGGAATATGCTTTTGAGACACCTTTTTTCAGTGTGATAAGATCGTCTGCAGCTTGAACAGAAGAAATTTCAATAGTTTCATCACCAATTTTTGCAAAACGGACGCTTTCAAAATCAACACCTTTACCAGAGGCTACCTTGATTTTTCGGTTACCTTTATTAATGGCTGCAGCCAGTGTCGCAGGATCACCGAGGTCGGCTGCTGTCTCGGTAATATCGCCGCCAGCCATAGCCAACGAACGATTGTCAATTGAGTTTTCCATTAATGTGGTACCAATAGTGTTGGTCCATCCGCTAATTGTTGTATCAATAGGAGTAACTGATTGGTCAATCGTTACTTCTTCTGTTTCGTTGCCACGAGAACGGCTGATACCTTCCGTTGTTCCACCAAGATCACGGAAACCTTCCTTTAGCTCAAAAGTTTTCATATCCATTACATCTGAAATTTTTGTTGGACGAAAAGTCGTATCTTCACCAATGATTAGACGTCCAGCGCCCCCTTGGATGTTCTTTTTATTAAAATGGAAAAATTGGTCTTTTGCCATTATTTAGTTCCCTCCTTCTTTTCTGTTTCTTCATAACTCCATGACGAGCTAGAAATTTTCAATTTTTGAAGTTGCTTCTCAGTCAATTCAAGGATTTCCCCATGAATGATAACTTTCGGAACACCTTCGATATTGACGCTTAACGTCGTTCCAGCACCAGAATTCGATTTAGCCATTACTCTGACTTTCGATTCTTTATTTGCAACTGCTTCTTGCTTTGTTTCTTTTTTCTTATCTTGAGCTTTCTCTGCCAAAATAGTTCCTCCTTAATTTTCGAAATAGTTAATATACATGTAGCACCACGCCTCGTCTTTTTTGGACACATCATCGACATTCAGAACTGGTGACATTTGAAAATCAATATCAAAGACATTGACACCCGCTATATCAGAAAAGTTCCGTTTTAAATAATTACCAATTTCTGTGCATTTCTCCAATGCCTCTATATCGCTTTCTGAGCGTACTAAAAGTTGTATGGTATTTTTCCCTATTGTCTTAACTAAAAGACAGGGAAGTGGTGCTGTGGCTTCAATTTTCCAAGTTCTAAACGAATTGAAATCTTCAAAAAAAGCAGCCTTCAGGAAATCCCGAATACTGCTTGAAGCATCGACAAAATCCATCGAGCTACCCCTTTCTATGTTCGTAAAACTTTCTTCATCACGTCCAAACCAGAACTGATCATCCGATCCATGCCGTTTTCAAGTCCTCTGGCGTAAATGTTGTAACGACCTTCTAGATAAATTGCGTATGGTACGCCTGATCCAGTCTTGAGAGTAGTTTTAGTTCCCGTCTCTTCCCATTCATTAATGATCGGGCCAACAGCGGAACCGCTTGGACCCAAATAATGAGTAATGAATCCGAGCGAGTTAATGTACGCTGCAGTATCTATGTGATTATCAGCAGAAGTAACTTCTTTCGCACTCTTCGCCCATTCCTTAGCCATTTCAGAAACCAAAGCTTTTCTAGCATCTTTCATCGATCTTGAACCGCCGAGTGTCTCGGAATCAAGTGAAATCGATACTGCTGCAAATTTCGACTTGTACTGCATTTTCTTCTTCATGCTACTCAGCGCCCTTTAAGAAAACTTTGTAATGATGAAGCGTGCGATCGTCATAATGAGGCGTGATAGAGTCCACTTCAAGATTTGCCGTGGTGAGCAAATTCCCTTTATCATCCTTGATGTTTTCAACAGTCATTTGTGGATCGACTGCTGTATCTGGTGTTAGATGCAAACTCATTTCTATTACTCGATAGGTACCAGACGAATTCCTTACATAAACTTTTTTCGTCATGAATCGACATTTGACAGTTTCAGGTTCATTTTTTTCATAGATAGGTCGTCCCCATTTATCCTCACCAACATACTTTTCTCCAGGCAATGTCAGGTCGCATGTATGAATCAATAAATCATCAAACAACACCGATTCTCACGCTCCTTTTTCGTAGGAGTCCTGTTCCCTCCAAAAACATTAAGCAAGAAGGCGCTACTCTCCCAGCTTGTCGGCTAGTAGATCCACCACTTGCAGATCGGCTATAGTCACCGATGGAATAGCTTAATGAACTTTTGGGCGTTCCTGTTATATCTACATCAATACCTTCAACTTGATAGTACTCGATCTGGGCGCAACATGCTTTCTTGATCAGTTCTTGAACATCCTCAGAAAACTTATCTAACCCTATTTTGAGAATCTGATACTCTGTCAACGCGTCAACTATTTCAGTTGCACGTTTAGAAAATCGAGAGAACTTGCCATTTTCGACAGGTGTTCCCTCGAATACTTCTTCATAATACTTTTCGTCAACATAAGCTTGAGCCATACCGCCCACCTACTTTTCTAATGCTTTTTCAGCTTCGATAGCATCATTTTTGTTTCCGATAAAACTTTCACCATTAGACAACTGATAGTTTCCACGACTAATCATTTTTGGAAACTCTGCGCTGGAAGCTTCTTCTGCTGATTGTTCTGTTTTATCATCATTACAAGCCTCTTCTTGTTCGACTGGCTCAAAAATGAATTTGAATGCATCCACAGTTTCCAAATACTTCTTTTCAGTTTCTGTGATTTCAGTTAGTGATGAAGATGTGATTTGTTTTTCACGAAAGAAATAATCTTTTCCTTCAACGGCACTTTTCACTGTATACAGCATAAAAAACGACCTCCTAGATAATTTCGTGTTTTACATTGATAGCTTTTGCCACTGCGTCTTCTTCTTCAAATTTAGTATCTAGTTTCATCGTTAATACTATAATGAACGTCCGAGAACGGATGTCTTTATCGAATTCCAATCGAACATTACGAGAGACACCTAATACAATATTTTTTGGGTGAGTTAGTAATAAGTCCGATACTTTTTCAGCTCCTCCGCTTACTGTAGCGTCGTAAGGCTGCAGCATCGCAATCCCTTTAGTAGGTACTCCATATGCAGCAGGACGATTTGTTCCCGTTAAAGTCGTATCACCAAGTCCGGTATTACGATTGGCAATTTCATCACGCCAGTTTAATTCATTAACATGACTCATATAGTATCGGAAATCAGCTGGGTTTCGTAAATACTTAGCAGGTACAGAACCATAAAGCTTTTTCAATAGCGGACGTTTAAAGTCTCCGCCGTCGTGATCGACAATATGTGAAGTTGCTTGTTTTCGTAATCCATCCAACAATGCTAAGTATGGATCAGAAGAAGTTTTATCTCCATTGACAATTAGCTCTTCAACATCCAAAGAAGCACGTTCTGCAATCATACTGATAATCGTATTGTGCAAATTTCCCCCTTCGATATTGTTTTCCAACGTATCGTAAGAAATATTTACTTCAGCAATCACTTCTTTTGCATTCAACTCGATTTTACCTGTCGTTGGTTTCGATCGCTTGCTGGCATCTAAAGCTGTTGCTTCAACTCCCGGATGTAAGATACGTTGGCCGAATCCTATTTTTTCAATTTTCATTGAATCGGACGTCATTGGAACTGTCCGCGCTTCATTAACGATCGTTGGCTGATCAATCATCATTTGATAAAACTTTTTGAATTGCATAGGATTCATTAATCCGCCAGCTGCTAAATCACTTAATGTCATCGTTGCTTTTTCAATAATTGATTGGTTACTTGCCATTATTCATTTCCTCCTTTTACTGAGAATAGACTTCCGAAAACATCTTCTTCTTTCTCAATCTGTTCTGTGTAATTTTGTTCTTGATTGTTACTGAAACGAGCTTTTTCAAGCGCTTCTACTTTTTCATTCAAAGGAGCGACCGCTTCTTGAACTGCTTTAGTGATGTCTTCAGCAGTAAATGCTTCTTTTTTCACCTTTTTCTTAGCAGCAGCCTCTTCTTCCTTTTTCTTCTTCTCTTCATCAGTAAGCTTGCCTTCACCATTTTTAGCGTCTTCTAATTTCTGAAGGCGCTCTGTGATTGGATTTAGAGCTTCACCTAATGCTTTTTTTAATTCTTCTTCTGTCATCTCGTGTTCCTCCTTAGATTTTTTCGTACTAAAAAAGGACTTGATCCCATTGACCACGCCCTGCTTTGTTACTGATTTAGTTGTTTGTATGGTTCCGATTAATTCGGATAATTCACTTACCTCTTTTTGAATTTCTGCAACTTTATCTGCATCATCGGATGAATAGTTGTCTAATATGGACCATGCAGCAGATTGGAAAGCTTCGATAGCCGCGTTCACATCTCGGAAAGTCTTCCTTCGATTGAAATTGTTTGTCGTCTGTTTTTTGACTTCTTCAACCTCTGCAGTGCCAGCAAGTGAGTATCCAGTGAACTCGCCTTTTTGAATATCTTCCCACATTTCGTCTGTCGCTTTTGTTACGAGTACCCATGTTCCCTTAGTGATTGTTGTGTCTTCAATTGTCATATCGACAGGCGCGACATAGCTTTCCACTACTTTTCCAGCACTAGTAGTAAAATCATGCTGCTTATCAATTTGTTGGTAGTCTTCCATAAAGCTATGTGCCGCTTTTTCAATTGTCTCAGCATCCATGTAGTCACCGTGAGCATCTTCTGTTTCAGGTTCATAAACAACACCATATACAAGCTTTTGCGGATCGTCAGCTTTCGTCACAAGCTTAACAGCCGTTTCAAATGTCGGCTCGCCTTCCGCTTTTGTCAGGAAAAATGATTTCTTATTCGCCGCTTTATCAACGTAAGAGACATGTGTTACTTTAACGTTTTCTAGTTTTCGCATTTTATCACCACCTTTCGATGTTCTTGATTCATTAGATATGGCTTCAAGCCGGATCACCTGCCCTTTCTGGCACTGGCTGCCGAACGTCTTTATTGGAGTCTCCATCAGGAGGTTTCCGTTCGTAGTCAAGCAAATTCAAATGAGTTTTATGAAATAGCAATAGCAAACTCGTTAACGTCATTGGTCGAAAGTTACTACGGTTTTCTTTGTTCTCCATAACTGAACAACTCCTTATTTTTTTAGTTGTTTAACCATTTCCTTGAGTATAATCGCAGTGACATAGATAGAAAATGCTCCTAATGGGGTTAATTAAAATGCCTAATATTGTCTTGAACATTATTTTTCTCCTTAATCCACTGGCGGTTTTTCAATCTCATATTCAATTTCATTTCTTGAACGATCAAATATCGGATCAAGCCAGCAGTGACAATAGATGGTTTCCTCAATTGGCGCTAATGGATCACGTGGATATCGAATGAACTTGCCGTTGATATAGAAAAACTCTCCTTTGGCTGTCGTCATTCCATCAGCGGATACATGCGCCGGTCGTGGCTCCTTAACACCATCAGCATGCCGCCACGTACTTCCAATCACATGACGATTTAACATCATTGCTTCATATTGAGAGCCGCCATACATCCGAGTGATTTCGAGGATGGCAATCAACCGAGCGCGTGCATATCCGAAAACTGCTAGCTCCGCTAAAGAAATACCTTCCTTTTTCTCCTCATCGTCTTTTTCGTAGTATTTATCCAACTCACGACTAACTGCATCATCTGTTGTCTGTCGGAGTTCAATTGGCAATTTCTTTAACCAATCTTTCAGTTCTTTGTATGCCTCTAAATTTTCATCAAAGGGTAAATCACTACCGTATTGCTTTTTGAATGCTTCCAGTAACGCAAAAAACGCCGCTTCTAATTCAGGAACGATTTCATTTTTCATCGTTGAATCAAAAGAGCGCTTTTTCATTTCTCGCTTTAATTGTTTTTCGGTTGGTGGCTTCTTCTTGAATTTCTGGATCAACTTATCAACTATGTTTTGCAGTTCCTCATAATCTGTCTGAAAGGCATCTTCAATCTTTGTTTCTACCAACAAAATGTACTCCATTAGCAAATCAATAAACTGATACTCAGCATTTTCCAGTAGCTTCTTAAGTTCCTTGTCCTCTTCTTCTTTGATCAGAAAAGCCAACTCTATCATTTGAGAATCATCCATCTTAGGACCTCACCTCTTTAATCAACCTGCGTAAAGTTGCTGCTAGCTCACTTGTTTCAGACTTACCATAAGCTTTTTCGAGATCAATTTCACCAGTGAGTGAACCAACGGCATTCCCTTGACTATTAGTAAGTATGGGTTTGTTGTACTCATCGCCATCAAAAGGTCCTAAAGGTTTATTGAGCACTTTCCCGACAATATCACGCAGATCATTTGGAGCTACTGCTTTCGCTTTGATAGCGGGATCAAGAATGGCTTTGATATCTTCCATATTCACAATATTCGAAGTCTTGAAGAATACTTCGACATACTTGAAATCGTATTCTCTAAATAGTGAGTTGATACGCCATTCATACGTCTCACGTAATGATTGGAAAACTTGTTCCTCCGTCAACTCTTTTGCTGTTTCAACAGTCGAACGATTATAGTCAGTGGAAAGGCCAACATAGATTGGAGGCAGTCTGAAGGCTGAAAGTATAGCTTGAATCACGTTTTCATCATATTCAAGAAAGAGCGCATCTTTCTGTAAAATGTCCGCCAGCTTTTCAATTCGAATGGCCGGTTTGAATTTATCTTCCATTCCTAACATTTCATCAGAAGGACCAACTTTCTCTGCTTCAAGCAAAAGAAACTTGTGTTGATTTTCCTCACCACCAATTGCATTCGCATAGGATTGAAGCGTCGCTTCTGATTCAGCGGTTAATTGGGCATTCTCTAATGTGATTGCTAGCGGAATGTGTCTGCCTTGCGTGAAATATCGGTAATTCAATTCATCCGCTTTTCGATTGCCAATAACCTTGATTAGCGCTCCAATCCATCGTGGAATACCGTATGGGTCTTGGAAGTCGCCCTTTTTAAGGTGGATTACCTCGGTTGCAGTTCCGCTGCCTTCTTTCCCGACCGATCCATTTGCATTTAGCGGTGTAGGATCACCGAACGTTTTATACCATGTGCCGCTCTCAACTCCTGAATCCATTAGCGGATCTCGAAAACAAAAATAACGGACTTTAATATCTTGTCCGAATTCGTTTACTACTCTGTTTAATTTAGTAACTGCCATATATTCTGGCTTAATGGAATCAATACCCACTACTTCTCCCTTACCATTTCGAATAACTTCTAAAAATCCATTGCCGCATTCTTCGAAATGGCTAATTACTTCCTCGATTACTTCTTTTGCTGGCCGTTCATAGCAAAGGTCTTTAACCAACAGTTCAAGTTGATTCCATTCAGCTTTCATTTCTGGGGTTTCTTCTAAATCTTCTACTTTGTACCGAATCCCCATTCCAAAACCAACAACGTTCGTTTTGTAAGCCTCAATTGACTGGTTGAGGATATTTGATAGATCAGTGATCGAACGCAATACTGACAGATCATATGGAGGGTTTAACAAAGTTAAATCTCTAATTTGTTCTCTGCCACCAGACATTTTATATGTCAGCCTTCTCTTTTTCTGAATCTTGATATCTTGTTTTTTTATTGGAACATTCCCACTTTTACCGCCGCTAATAATTCTCGATGTCATGGTCCACCTCCTAAAATGCTGTTTTTCTATTTGTTCTTCGTTTTCTTATCGGTTGGCCTTTTCTTCGTTCAAACTCAATTGAATAGCGCAACATCGCCATAGCATCGTCGAAGAAATTCACTGGTTCATCAGTAAATGTATTAGTTCGTTCATCCTTACGCCACTTCCATTGTTGTATTTCCTTAATTGTCATGGTGCAGCTTGGATGAATATGTATTCGCGATTGCTTCAGATGATCTATTTGTGCTGAAACACTACCAGGTTCTTTTACAACTGCCTCAGCACGATATCCAGCTTTTTTCCACATTTTAATTCGATCTGGTTCAGCTGAATCACACCACATAACAAGTTTCTTATTGAATCGCTTTTCATTCGCAATTTGAATAAGTTCACTAGTGTCCTTCTCATACTCATAAATTTCACGACACAAAAAAAGCTCACCATCTTTAAATCCAACCTCGCCAATAGCGTCAGCGTGGTTAAACCCAAAGTCTTGAGCGTTTACCATATAGTCGAATCGTTCAGGATTCGTATTAAAATTTTCAATAACGTAGTTAGTAAGAATAAGACCACCAGTTTCTCCCCACTCACCTAATCCATAGACTTTGTAGCCATCGGGATCTCGTTCTTTACGCATCATCATTCGTCGATGATACGCTTTATCTATGAAGCGATTTTGAAGATACGTGGACTGATGGGTAAAAATATCCGGATGTCTGACATCAAAGTACTTTGCTTTGATCCAATGCGTGGCTGATACAGGATTAAAAGTAAAAGTCATTTGATAGTATAAATGAGGATTAAAGGAAAGGTCTCCTCGCAAGCGGTCATCAAGAATGTCAACATCAGCTTCATAGAGTTCAGTTGCTTCTTCCACCCAAATCCAAGTAAGTTTCCCATTAGCAAATGTAATGGACTTTACTTTTTCTCTTTGACTATCATCCTTCATTCCTCGAAAAATTACTTTGTTACCAGTGATTTTATTTTCAAGTTCCAGTGGGCTACTTCGGATAATCCAGTATCTGTGATAATTCGAGCCATATATTTTGTAAATCGCTGCTTTTAGTTCAGCAAAAGTGGAATCCTTATTTGACTCTGCAACTTTCCTTACACACAGCAAATTAGACCCTTTGTAGTTTGGATCGCCGAGCTTAATGATGTAATCCTGCGCCGTATTAACTGATTTTCCAGAGCCTGCTGAACCTTTGGCCAATCGATATCTTTTTTTCGTTTGGTTATATGCTCGAAAATTGTCATTGAATTGGACCTTAACTATCATCTGGCGCTTCGTTGCCGCCATCGCCATAATCGACCACCACCTTCAAATCCATGTTGCCATCGATATCAAATTTATCAGTCCACATTTTATGGTATTTCCCGATCAAGTCTGCAGCGCGAACAACATCACTATTTTTGGTCCTTGTCTGAACCACTTCTGCAGATTCTTCGTAAGCGAATTTATCATAATATTCTCCTTCGGCGGATTCCAACCTTACAGCAGTAGGATTTTTAGTTATTACAACTTGGTCTTCTGTTTCTTCTCGTCGCATGATTCTGGTCAAAGTTTGCAGAACCTCGGTTGCCTCAGCTATTTTTAATTTTTCGATGATGTCCATTTGATAATCTATATAAGCAATTACCTTAACATTTCTTAACAGCCGACTAGCTGCACTCGCCGCAGCTGCTTCTGACTTTACCTTATAGCCGGCTTCAAGATAGGCTTGAGTAGCGTTCAACCCGTTAGCAAGATAATTATCAGCAAATAATTTCCTTTTTCCTGTTAGTTCTGGTTTCAGTACTCTCACCTCATTCTCAATGTAAAAATAGAAATAAATAGGATACCGCTCAACTAAGCAGTATCCTATTTATTGGTTATAAAAATGATTTTTCAACTTTATTTCGGTCAGCTAAACTGTCCAAGAAGCTTATTGGCTGTTCAGAAGCATATCGAAATGATGCAACTTCTTTATCCGTATCTGAAATAGCTTTTTGCATTGTTGCTTTTTTATCTATTCTCGAACTGTACATTGGGTTTTCCAATAACCTAACATCATCAGCCAAATTATTGATATTCGCATCGATCATTTGCTTAGCAAAGAAATACCTAGTTTTCATCTGCTTAGACATGTTATTTGTATCCCTCTCCTGTAACATTTTGCAATTTCCCTTTAGAATGCCAATCATTCTAGGAGTTTCCTTTTCAAAGTAATTGAATCCGTAGTTTTTTAATCCAGAATGATAGGATTCCAGCGTTCTTGCAGTCATAAAAAAAGTATTTTCTAACAAAAGAATATCATTTTCTTCCTGTTGTCTGATTCTATTAGCTTCTTCAAGTTTTCTTGCGTTTTCTTTTTGTAAATTTATTTCTTGATCTTCTTTTCTGTTCTTTTTATCATAATGACGTTGTAAAAAAACACCTGCAACAGCACCAATTGCTGTAAAGATTAAGTTTATAATCACATCAACAATGTTAATTTGATTCAATCTTAATCACCCTCTCTTTTATTCTATTATATACAATGGATTGATAAAAATTAACTATCAAAATAAAAGTACATCCCTGATTATCAAAAGGGCGGCACATAAACTTTAAAGGAAGAGGAGCTAATCACTTCCTTGTCATTGAATTTTTTTGGTTGTGCCGCCTTCATTCATTTGACCGTCTTGCTACGATCGATTTTGATTGTAGAAAGGAACTGTTCACCCCTTTCTTCATACATAGATTTTTGTGAGTAGTCTATGTATGTTAAATCTACTATATCAACAGCTAGGCAAAGCACCTTTTCTTCAAGAATTAATTGCCGGCTCTTTCGTCCGGTTCCTCTGCATTTTGTGTGTTGCTTGCTAGCCGTATCTATACTATTTCACAATACTATTTTATCGCGGATAACTTTCATAATACTCCCGACTTTCTATCACTTTTCTATCAAAAGACTCCCATTTTCATAAGCTTCTGCAAACTTAATCAAAGCCTTGTCTAGTTCTCGGTAAAACGAACTTGAACTCATGTTATAGGTAAGATAAATCGCCGTATCCGTTAACTCGCGATTATCAAAATATTTGTCATGAATCAACTGCCGATCATATGCATTCAATTTATTCATAGCCTTACAGATTTTCTCAATTGTTTGCTCTGCTGTTACTTTACGTACAACCGCATTTTCAGTAGCCCGACTTACTGTGCCGGTGAAACTCTTTAATTCAAAACTATAGGTAGCGGTGACTTTTGGTGTATATTCTTCACCAGCTATTCTTACCATCGTACGATAGCAGGACAACAAATCTCTCACTTGCTTTTTGGTTTTATCTTTATTGATCTCTGGAAACAGTACCATCATTTTGTCACCAAGCCTTCCCCTATGCTATAATGTCATTGACTAGATAACATGTAGCATCGGGCGAAAGCTTGGTGCTTTTTTGGTTGCAAGATTTACTCTGTTCTTGTAATTTGGTTGCAACGACTCATAAACGGTGATATAGAGTCTTTTTCTATTTTTCACAACTTTAAAACGATATTCGACTATTTTTCACAACCGAAACTATTTGATAGGCGACGTTAGCGGATCTATTCAATGTCTTGACTGCGAATCAATTTCCGAGCAAATGAGCAGTTGACAATCTCATTAATGGACTTTAGGTAATCACCAAGTTCTTTTTCAGCCTTTTCTTTTGCTTCAAACATAGTGGTAGCATATACAACTAGCGTGCAGCCAAAACCGTGTTTATTTGTGTACCTAACCATAAATTCATCTTTCATTTTGATACCTCCAACAGCTCTGGTTTAACTTCCTTAATAGTTGACTCATGAATTGGAGGGTATGCTAGATGCTGATCTGTGATCAAATCATACTTACGTTCTCCACATTCGCAGTGGCCGCATAAAATAACTTTTAGCGTATGATGCTCAATTAGTTCTTTTAGTTTCATTCTATCGCCTCCAACAACTCTGGATTTTCGTAGATGTTGCCGATAATCTTGAAAACATCAACTGATCTACAGATACATACATCAAAACCGGTTCTCTTCAACTTGAAACTTCCATCAGCAAATACAACAAAATCAATTTCATCTATTTCTTCAAAGAAGGCATCAATATATGCGCCGTTTTCATCTCTTTGATTGATCTGCTCTGAATCTAATACGTGTACGATATCACCTTCGTAAATCTCAGTACCATTCTTGTCATTCAACCCTGTCGACATCATCAGATTTCTATATGGCGTTCCATTCCGGTCCGTTTCACTAAGCCTTGTTGTATAATACAAATCTTCCTCGTGATCAAACCTAAAATTTACACTGTCATCAAATTCTTCTCTGACACTATAGGACATTCCTTTTCCGTATATCCTTTGTCTCTCTTGGTCCCACTCTCTAAATTTCGGTATCATTACTTCACCTCTAATAATTCTGGATTTTCGTAGATGTTGCCGATGATTTCATGCCAGTATGCCATATCGTATGATTCACCAGTATTTCTATGCCCTAACCTGTAGTCAGTATTTTTTAATACAACTACAAAACCAGTCTCTTGTAGAAGGTATGTCACATAACCAATCTCTCCGCGGCCATTTTGTACCAAATCCCCTTCGTATATCTCAACACCGTTCTTGTCTTCAAGGCCTGTGGATTGAAGGAATATTAGGTTATCGAAATGAATGTCATAGCGATCACCATCTTCCCGTCCTACATAGGCAATTTTTCTTTCAAAATCAAAGGATATGATACTAACTATCATCTCGTGATATTTATCCCACGCTCTAAACTTCGGTATCATTGTCGGCCTCCTTTTTTGCAAAAGAACCGTTTGATGTTCTGCTTGAGTGTTTCTATTGCTCCATCATGTGTCTTTTCCAACCTTTCGACATAATTAGCAGCCGTTTCGATACCACGTAAATATCCCTGAGTATACTGATCCTGATAACCAGGGAAACGATCATCACGACCTTCAGTTTCTTCTGAATCTAACAATTCAAATAATTCGTCTGAGAATTTCATATAAAACCTCCTTAATCGCTTCGGTTACCGGATCTTTATTTTCTGTAGTATTTGTTGTAGTCAATGACTCCCATGACTAATAGCCACAATAAAAATCCTATAAAACAGAATGCAGTAAATTTCTCTATGCTCATCATTCAGCCACCGTTTCAAGCGCTCTGATAGTATCTAGGCCGTCCACCTCAACAAACTCGCCTGAGTCCATTAGAACAACCGCTTGCGCGCGTCTATTATCGGTAAACTGAGTTATTTGGATTAATGTTCCGAATTCCCCAGTAGATTCATATCTTTTTTCGATGTTATACCAGTGGCTTTCCGGTATGCTCTCATTCCCAAAAGCAAACTCATCCTTGACGCTTTTTTCAATCCTAGCTAACAGTTCTACTCTAATGTTCATTCCGCCACCTCTTTCCTTCCCCACTCGGCGAAGGCTGCTAAGACTTGGATATCTTGCGAACCATCCATCTCTTTGTACGCTTCACTAACATTTTTTGGCAATCTCTCGTCAAAGTGCTTCCAGCCGAATGCAGAAAAATTTAGTATAGGCGCTCCTCCATCTCTAGTAATTTCACTTTTAAGGTATTCCAATACGACCTGCTGGTTTTCGTTGAGTTCATACGGCAATATGTTTCTAAACATTCCAGTATTTTCTCTGATCCAATCTCTCAAATATGGATTGTCAATGTAGTAATGTCCGTTGTTAGTAAGCGCATCTGTCAATACAGACTCATACGATTTTCTTGTTAAATGATGCTTCTCTATCCAATTTCTGACAAACTCAATCGTGATATTCTCTTCCATTCTCACACCTACACTTTCTCGATCAAGCCCCAAGCTTTCGCCTGAAGCTTATACCTGTACTGATTGTCTTTCAGATAAGATAATCTGTTACTTAGTGACTTCACACTTTCCGTCATGCACCATTGTCTAGCTTGTTCAAGTTCATATTCCAATTGATCAATTTCATCTTGATGGTCTTGTATGATCCCCATGATGTTTTTCTTGTTTAACATTTATCACACCTACGCTTTCTCGGCTTTTCCGCCGATAATCAAAGCCACTGCATCTGCTTTAGATTTATCATCCAATCTCATTACCTCCCAGCCCAAACCATCGACAAGGTGCGGAGTGAGTGAATCAAAAAAGTCTACAAAGTAGGCATTATCACCAACTTTAACCACCCATTTCGGCTCTTCCTCGATCGCGTAGCCGTCTAGCCAAGCACGCACGAAAGTTTCGGAGTTCTCGATAACCCATTCACATATCTCATCATTAAGGTTTTCGTTTTCGTTCATTTCATACCATTGGCCAAAATACTTCAGAATAATGATGAGCTGAACATCTCCCGACTTATTCCTTTCTATCCACTCTGCTACGAACGCTGGCACTTTGACTTTCTGCGGTTCGTCTAAGTTTTCGCATAATAGCGAAGCATTCTGATACGCACGTGCTTCACCTTGAAAGACCAAATTATTTGATTCAATAAAAGCACTTGCACTTGCTCTTGTTTCGCTTTCCAGATAGTTCATAAATTCTTGTTTATTCATTTCATACCCCTTTTCTTACTTGATAGGCTGAGTTAACAGACAAATTGTTCGCTAACTCTGCCAAAAATACTTTTCACTAATTCAATTGGAATATTCGATCTAGAATTATAGGAACCACCTTTGCGATCAAAATTAATCCAGTCTACCTCGTTTGGAATTTTCTCACTTTTCAGTTTCAAATCGATATTGCTCTTGAATCGGGTTGGTTTCTTTATCGGATATCCATAGTTGTTGTAATAAGTCAGGTTGTCATGTTTTATCTCAAATCCCAATACACGATCTATATAATCCCAAATTCTACTTGCTGCAGGATTTTCTATTACATAGATTTTAGGCGTATAATGCTGGATTACTTGAATTGTGTTGAAGATGCACAGTTCACCATTAATTCGATTGATCAACGATTTTTCAGGTTTGAACTGCACCTCTTGGTAGTCAATAAAATCTCTTATCGTGAATCGAGACAGTGGCGTTTGCGGTTGGAATAGCGCGTCTCCTGTTTCTTGCTTCCATGACGCATTACCACCCTTCATTGCACTTGCGACAGACCAAGACTCACACGGTGGACTTGCTATAATTACATCTGGACTTGGTAGCTTATCCAATGACTTGAACAAAGGATTAGTCTTGCCATCGATTGAGTAAGTGGCTAAATTAAGACTGATGAAATGATTATTTTTGTGCTCTTTGTCTATGCCAATGCTGTATAGTTCAATGTCTGGAAACTCTTTTGCTGCTTGGGAATAGCAACCATTTCCGGAATCGAACAAGGCCCATACAATCAACTGCTATCCCTCCTTTTATAAATTTATAATGAAAGCCTACGTCATTTAGATATGTTTACATCTGTAAACAAGATTGTATACTACGGAACAGTAAATACTACAAATGGGAGGTGGACTAAAATGTTTCCTGAATCAATTTTCTGGAGTGTTCATAACTGTCTCGTGAAAAATCACTTAACACCAGATGAAATATCGACACTCAATAATTTTTTTGATGTAGATTATTGGAATAAATATCCTCAGGTTAAGTTACTAAATTTTCAGAAAGATCGATATGACAATTCGAAAAGAGAGTACCTATAGCATTGACGGCCAATACGGCCGTCTTTACTATTTAATTGGTGTGGTTACCGGAACTAAATTTTAGTCCACTCCAACACCACATCATCTTCTCTTTCAGTGGTATCTCGCCAAACATGATCGACGGTACCATTGCCCAAATTAATCATTACCAATCGGAGTGGATAGCCCATTTCGTCAAATTGTATGACATTGGAGCGTTCTATTACTTCGAACTGTTCGCTGTTTGGTTTATAGGCCTTCTTGCTGTTTCTCAGTAATCCGTTAAGTTCTATACTCATAAAGTTTCCAGCTTGCCATATCCCACCGTAAAAAATGAAACTCGCCCAACAAATAATTAGTGCGGTGTTTAAAGCAAAACTGATAACGTCAAAAACTATTTTGATAATGTTCATTCGCCGTCCTCCCGTAGTAAAGTTTTCTCGCAGAAACGTTGCATCTGTGCCATGCATATAACTTTGTCAGGCATATCCAATTTTTGGAAGCTTAAAGTGTATTGAACCGTGATACCACCGTTATTCCGTTTCCAAAATTCAGCCATCGATTGAAAGTTCTGCATGATTACATATTTCTCTCCATCTAATCGCCCTATTTGAAAATCGCATGTATTGTCTGTGTTCATAAAAACCTCCTTGATAGTTGTCGTTAGCTTACTAAGCTAAAGGATCAATAAGTTTTTTCAAACTATAATCGGACAGAATAGTATCAACTACTTTTTTACGAGTTTCTTCGTTAATATCTTTTTTGATTTTAGTTAGCACATCTTTCGAAACTCCTGTTTGCCATTTTTCAATATGTTCTTTAGCCGCTTTGTCAATAACATATTCATAGCGCTTCTTAGAGCTCCAATTATCTGAGGTTGATTTTCCTTTGTCATCAACGTCTTCTGTCATAAAGGAATCCAGTTTCTCTTTCAACAGTTCTTTGGGGTTAACATTTTCTTTGATTACATCTCCCCAACGATCAACTTGCTTGAAACCTTTATCCATAAACTCATCGATAAAAGAGTTGATTCTCTCATCAATAACTTCATTCACACGTTTTGAAACTTTTGTTACCAAGTCACTATCAACACTTTCTACTAATCTATCTAGTAACTTCTCTTCTAACTTCTTATTCAGCTCATGCTCAAATTTTTCATCAACTGTCCAATCTTCGCCCAACCATTCGATTTCTACTTCAACATTGAATTTCATCTATTTTTCCTCTTTTCTTTTCCAGTAATTCCTCCGATAATGTATAAAACTTTTTCAAACATCTTAACGCAATTGCGTTGACAAACTAACGCATATGCGTTACACTATAAATGTAGATAAGAGATAACCCATTTGAAAGGATTTGACCAACATGAACAAAAACGAAATTGCACACAACATTACAGGAACTTATGAAGTATCTAGAACAATCGCTGTAAATTACAAAATCGACTATGTTGAAGGTCAAATCATTACTCTTGATAAAGCTGAATCTTGGACAAAAGCTGGTATGTTCACACCTGAAACATTTGGCGAATACGAATACACTTTTATCCCTGAAAACAAAGTTGCTGGTCACGAAGTCGATTACGACAACGAAGAAGAATGTTCCGAACTTGGTTGCGAAGACTGTGATCAAGAGTGTGAAGTGTTATTGCCTGCCGGAACAAGATTCGTTATTACAAGAGTTGCTACTGATTTAGATTTCGAAGAAATGGGTTACTACGAAATCACTATTAAATTCATTTAGAAAGGACGTTAACTATGCAATACTCCGTTTATCGATTTATTGAAGATGATCTAAAGACAACACCGAATAAATTTGCTAAAGCTATTGGATCAAAACAATCTACTTTTTCAACATGGAAATCTCGGGAAAAATCTGTTAATGAGCTTCCAATCCAACTCTTAGTTGATTTAGTCGCTGAATCGGGACTTCCGTATGAAGAAGTCATTAACAAGCTAATGAAATACGAGATTGACTACGAGACTGAAAAAGCTGGGATTGATCTCAATGGGTAAATTTATTGATCTATCAAATCAACGCTTTGGTCGCCTTCTAGTTATTGAACGAAACGGCACTGACAAATATGGTCATGCCACCTTTCTTTGTAAATGTGAATGCGGAAACGAGAAAACCGTCGATAGCGGTTCACTACGAAACGGACTCACCAAATCATGCGGTTGTCTTCAAGCAGAGAAAGGTCCTCCTGCAATCAAAGCACGGCAAGTAGTAAAAAATGGGATCAAGCCATCTTACTTCCAAACTGATAAACCACAATCAAACAGCCAATCTGGTGTTCGTGGTGTTGTTACTTACAAGCAAGCGGGTAAACTAAAATATCGAGCTGTTCTTACTGTGAACGGTACTGTTTATCAAAAGGCTGGTTTCAAAACGATTGAAGAAGCTGCTGAATATCGTAAATATCTAGTACAAAAATATTTACCTAAAGACTAGCCTAGCTGGTCTTTTTTCTACGTGATAGCTCCAGTTACTGAATATACATTTCGGGCTTTTCTTCTACTTCAACCTGATCATCTTCGATACAATCCTGGTCAATTTCTATCTCTGTTTTATATGAGCTAAGGTTGATCAAGAAGATTTCAAATGGATTCAAATCTTTGAGTGTTTCGATATTTCTAAAGTCCCGATGTTCCAGTTCCCAAGGGCCATCATTCCAACGAGAAAGTCTGTACATCACGTTTAAACTATTGTCTTCTTCACAAGTGAAGATCATCTTGGCATATTCAAATCTGCTCCAAGAATAGCTGTCATCTTCTTCAACAATTTCTAGGTAACAATTTGGGCTTTCGTATCTTAATTCACTAGATTCATAATCTGCTTCAAGTTTGTCGGTATCGATATTTTTAGCAACCTGCTTGAGCCATTCATCAAAAATCTCACTTACCTTAATTTTCTTCGGATTTTCGAACGATGCGAACTCTTTAAAGTTCTCAAGTATAGTTCTATTTTCAACGGTAGTACTTTCAAGTATTTGAACAAGAATGGCATCTAATTTGACTAAATATTTTGAGAAATCGTAACGTTCAATAGCTGGAATCATTTGCTCTTTTAGTTTTTCAGAAATGATTTGTTCGACTGGCGCTTTATATCCAGTAAATAAATCTTTAAAAGCACTTTCTACTGCCTTATCCATATAGTCGCTAACTTTATTCTCAATGGCTTCGCTTGATAAATATTTATTAACTGATTCTTGAATACTTTTTTCTATGTTCATTCTTCATCCTTCTTTCTCAGTTCATCAATTGGTATTCCAAGTGCATCTGCTATTTTGCCCGAAAAAATACAAGGTTCCCTGCAATCGTTCAAGCAGCAAACCTTGCTACCTTTCCAAAAGCCATTTCATTTGTCTTATGCGACATATTTCTCATGTTCTAGTTTCAGATCAGATCCTGTTGTGTCTATATATTGAAGCGTTGTATCAACCGACGTATGACCAAGGAATCTGCGTACATCGTTTAGACTCATTCCGCGTTTTAGCGCTAATGTCGCTGAAGTACGTCGGAATTTATGCGGATGCGCCTTTGTTACGCATGCTCGTCCAGCAATCTCTTTGATCATTTTTTGAATGCCATTTGCACTCATTGCTGTTCCTGGTCCCTTCAATCCACAGATTATCGGTCCCTGTTCGTGTGGCTTAAGCAGAAGATAATTATCAATTGCGACCTTCGATCTTGCATTGACAAAAACAACTCTTTCTTTGTCACCTTTTCCAATGACTGTAATTGATCCATGATCCTGATCGTAGTTTTCCATCGCTAACTGAGTTAACTCAGTCACACGGCAGCCTGTCGATAGCAAGAGTTCTAGCGTTACCTTTTGCTTTGGTTTAATGCATGCATTTCTCATTAACTCGATTTCCACTGGTGTGAAGGCTTTTTTCAGCCTTTTCTCTACCTTGATTTTTTCAACGCGTCGCCCTGGATCGCGTGCAATATACTCTTCATCGAACAACCATTTGAAAAATCTACAGATAGCCCCTCTTTCGCGATCCAACGTCGCAGACGATAAATGATCAACCATGTCTCTTTGAGCGATATAAAGCCTAATATCTTGCGTAGTGACATCTGAAAATGGCTTTTTCGCCCAACGATTAAACCGATCAACAGTCCGCATAGCTAACTCGATAGTGCCTTGAGCTAAACCTCGGAGTTTCATACTCACAAAATATTGCTTGTATGCGGCAATGTCAGAAGTTTCATCGTAGATGATCACATCTCGACATTCTTCTTCGAGTCGTAATTTTTCTAGGTTGATTGTTAAAACAATTTTCAGTTTTCTAAGTTGCTTTGCTTCAAGTTCGGGCTCCATGTTCCTGACAACAGCATTAATAAATTGCTCTTTCAATTCCATGATTACCACCCTTTCAAAGGTCAGCTCACATACATATCAAATTGTTTTTCAACTTCTTCACGTATAATTTCCATAGGTTTTGAAATGTTAACAAACCATTCATTCGCTGCTAGTATTTCACTGATAATTTGTTCTTTCGGTGTTTGATTCGAATATTCTTTTGGCATCGCCTGAACAAATATCCTTACTTGACGATCAATTCTTTTCCGTTCCCACATTTTCATGTTAATACCTCCAGATATCGATATGACTTCCCAAATCTATCAGTTCCGTTGTTCCTTGCTAGATTTCGAATGGTTACTGGTGACAAAGTGGATCGCTGTCCTAATTCATCCTCAGTTCCAACCAGTACAATCCGGTTATTGAAACTCACTTTAATTTTTTTCTTTGGATGTTTTGGCAATTCTCGCCATATTTTATTGCCGAGTTTTTCTGCTTCACGTTTGATATCTTCGTCATACCAGTAATTTGGATGAGCCATCAACATTCGAAATCGTTCTTTGTCAGTCATTGTCACGTAATCTCAACTCCCTTACACGGTCCACGCCGCTCTCAGTCATTCGAATGGTTCTCACTGCTCCCGGTTCGATATTTAACAAGTTCATGGCTTTCAATTGCCATAAATATGAACTGACTGATGATGTTGAGGGGATGCCTGTATTTTTTGATATCTGACGAATCGTTGGTGGATATCCCTTTTTCGTAATAAAGTCATCAATGAATAGCAACACTATTTCTAACCGCTGCCGCTTTATCTGTCTCATTCTCGAACCTCTTTTCTTTTGGATGTAGGCATATTAAAGGGATAGTGAACGAATCCGCCGCGTTGTTTTTTTGCCAGTTCAATTACAATTCCCAGTTCGTTAGCAACGATCTTCGCTTTCAGCCGGAAATCTTTCGTTTCCATGCCTTTGACATCAACAAGTCGAACTAGCTTCCCTTGATCGTAGAACGCATAATCGGCCACGTACTGTGTTTTTTTTGATTGTCCATGGATTGATTTTCAGCGTTGGAAGAATATCCAATCGTTCCTGAAGTTTTAGTTCATATTCATGTTTTCTTGCATACGCAACGGCGATTGGATAATAATCCGCCTCAGCAATCGAATCAAACCAACGATCATAGCGATATACTTTTTTGTTACCGTATTTCGATCTTGATTGATACCTCATGCAGACACCTCAACATTCAGTCGACTCGTGAGAAAAGTAAGATAGTAATCAGCATTTGTTTTGCTGTAATCTACTTGTTTAGTGACGTATCGAAGAATGTAGCAAGTAATCATAAGGCAGAAGCGGTGTTCAATTTCTTCGTGAGAACAATCAATTCGAACCATCTTTCTTAAACGTTCATAGTACGAACGTAATAATTCTTTCTCATCCTCGTTACTCGCTGTTTCGCCTAATTTGCTAATGATTTCGAGAAATCGCATCTTCCATACCTCGCTTTACTATTTCTTTTCTCAGTATTTCTATTTCAGTTTCAGTAACTCCGCGGTTACCATACTTCTCAGCGAAATAGTCGAGAGAAGCATTCCCACTCATCTTTTCTGCCCACCAGTGATCCCAAAGTCTTTTGGTTGTCCAATCATTGCCCCGCTTTTGATTATTCGAGTTTCGGGAATAGTGTCCGGTTAAGTGCTTTCTTGCTTTTTCAACAGTGTCTATTTTAGATTCTTCCCAACTCTTCAGTATCTGGTTCAAATAATTGTAATTGCGTGCTCCATGTTTAAGCATGTCATCAATCGCAAGAATCACAATTTCATCTTGACCACCAAAATCGTTTACCCAATGCTGAATGGATTGAGTAATGAATGGTGCTTCTGCTGAATTTACTTGATTGAGCCAATAACGCACAGCGCTATCTTCTGAATCTTTAGTATTACTAGATACAGAAGCATTAATATTATTTACTTTAGTTTTGTTTCCTTTACTTTGGGGATTAATGTTCACATTAACTCCTTCTGCTTGCGAGTTATTGTTAGCATTAATTAAATATGCTGTTGGTTTTGGCGATTTCCTTCTCTTTGTCGCTTCGAAAAAATTTGCTTGGATGTTTTCGCTTGTCAAGACCTTAGCCGAGTTAAACAGGTCCTCATCAAAGAATCCCCATGTAACTAAGCGGATGACTATTTGCTCTAACAATTCCTTACTTACTCCAGGCAGGCGTTTTAAAAGTGTTGCTCTCGTTAAGTCATTCCATACAACGAAGTATCCTTTTTTGTATACCGCGCATAACAGCTTGATTACCGCTAACTCACCTTTAATGCCAAACTCCCCAGCAATAGCTTCTATCTTTTCATCTTCAAAAATGTCAACATCAAGAGGGAAATAATCAAGACCGCTCTTTGTTGGTCTTGCCACAGCTTCACCTCCTACTGTAGAAGGGAGAAATATCTCCCTCTAACTAAAATGGAAAATCATCGTCTTTATTTTTTGAATCATCCTTCTCATCAAAAAGTCCAGTCTGCTCTTTACGTTCTGTTTCATCAGGGGATATTTTTTCTGCTTCCTTACGCTCTGTTTCTATTGGTTCCGCCTCGCTCAGTCTTGTTTCTTCTATCAGATCATCGTTTTCATCCAATCTGAATACTTTTTCATCTGATGTAACGGCTGTTTGCATTTCAACGGATAGTATTCCCCATTTAGAAAGCATATTTCGAAGCACAGTTTTAATTGCCATTTGATTGTAGTTATCAACCCAAGCACCTGACAGTTTTTCTTTGTCTTTCCCCTTCGCATTCTTTATTCGATGGGACTCAATCTCTTGTTTAGTCCAATAGACTGTTTTTTTGAATCCATTTAACAATTCAAAGAAACCAACATACCCAATGACCTTATCTGATTTCTTTTCGTTATAATCGAAGGTAAATTCTTCTGTTAATGGATTCCAATCAACGAGTTGACCTTCATAAACTTCAAGTGCATTCAATGCTTTATACTGCCCTGAGCGTTGAGCTAACTGAATGTAGCCTTTGTACCCAAGTATGAAATGGGCCTCATTGTGAGTAATCCACTTGTTTCCTATCTTTTCGCTTCGATTAAACGGAACAATATATGCGTAACCAAGATTTTTATCAATTGGTAAATCCATTGTTGCTGCTTTTAGAGCAGAAGCAATAATTGTCATTGGTTCAGCTTTTGCTAAATAATTGTCACCGCCGACTAAAGTCATTAGAGATCCCATGAAAGAATCAGATTTTTCATGAAGAATATCTTGGAATTTCTTCTTCATTGTCGGTGTAGCCATCAAAGATTTAAAACCCAGTGACTGAGCATCAACTTCTTGTGTCTTTTGTTCAGAAAGTTGATTTTTGAGTGTGTCATTTGTTGCCATGTTAGTTGATCTCCTTTACTGCTAATTTTTTATAGCATGATGCTTTATAGATAGATTGATCTTTGGATACTTCGGGATATTTTTCCTCTAAAAGCTCTTTGTTAATTGATGTACGTTTGCATGACTTCCAAGAGATTACTGATTTAGGAGTAATCGCAACCACTGCGTTTTGTTTTCCCAATTCTGATGTAATCTGATTATCGATTTGTTGAATTTTCTTTTTTATCAAAGCCTCATCAGTCTTAAGTTGTTTCTTAGTCTCAATCAACTCATCAAAGGTACTTGAAAGTGTAATCTCATTTTCGCCTTCTTCTGAATATCGTTCCTTTAGAAAATCGGTAGTTGCATCACTGCCATCTATTGATGGCTCAACTCCTTTTAAAACATTCACTTCCCAGAATTCAACTAATCGCTCCGTGATCATGTCAATCAAGGCTTGGTCACGATCAACCTTCTTCCAAATGAAACGTTGACCACCGATTAATACTGCTACATAAGCACAATCACGATTCAAAACATTCATATAATGTTGGATTTGACATAGGTAACTCATAGGAATCTCGTCACCATCCCACTCTTTGGATAAAAAAGCATTTGCAGTTTTACATTCCAAAATCGCATTTTCTCCAACTACGTCACGATCAATATTTGCACGAAGAAATGGATGTAAAGGATGTTCGAAAACTTGATTCCGTCTTCGAACTTTTTTTCCAGTTCGTTCGGTAAACTCTTTTGCTACAACTTCTTCTAGTACATTGCCCCAATACGCTGGTTCACTGTCCGATTCCTCAATTTCAATTTGGCCAGTCTTTTCAAGCCATAGTTGATATGGAGCTTTCCATTTATTCAATCCTAGAATCGTAGCAACATCAGAACCACCAATCCCTTTTTTACGATCCATCAACCATTCTGTTCTGGTCATGTCCAGTGTAGATTTACTCATCTTCAACCCACCCTTCCATATTTTCAGGATTATCTTCATCATTGGGTATGTGAACATTTACAAAAATATGACACTCTGGGTCCGCCATTGCGGTATCGTAATCAAACATGTTATAATCCTCCTAGATAAACATTGATTTGGGACTTACTTTTGCTTGCCGGCGAGTAAGTCTTTTTTTATGTCTTTTCATAATCCCATCACCTTTTTACCAATCGTATTTACTCCAAGTAAGACGGGTAAAAGAATTAATGATATTTGCCAGTAACCGACACAGATCGTTCCGAGCATAGCTCCTGTTAATAAAACTTTTGCAGCTCTATATTCAGATTTCTGTTTTGCTACTTTGACTGGAACTGTTGGGACGTATTCAAAATCGTTTCTCATTTCTATGCCTCCTTCTTCATTTCAACGACATTTTGATTAATGGATGCTAACTTCCTACGCTTCTTTTCTTCAGCAATTATTTCTTCGAATTTCTTGCCTGCATTTTCAATTAGAAATCTTTCAGCTTCATATTTGCTTACTACCTTTTGTGAGCTAAACTGGATTGATTTAATCTGCCCCAGTGCCTCAAGAATATATATGTTCTCTTTTGATGTTCTATATTCAGTAGCAAGTTCTGGCAACGTATATACAAGCATTTAATCATTCCTTTCTCTCGATTCTGCATCCTTGACGATTGCTCTTGAATTGAAATTGTATCGATCGCAAACTGAGTTAAAAACTGCAATTTCTGATGAAATCTCGTCTACCACTTCCAACAACCAGAGTTTTATTTCAGTTCTTTCATCGTGACTGATTTCTTCATTAGATATCGATAGTAAATCCCAAATTTCATATTTCTTTTCTACTTCAATTCTTTCAATTTCTTCTTTGTCTTGACCAACCATTTTTGAAAGTGGATGCGCATCTCGACGTTTTCGATTTAATGGTTTTGGTGTATAGAACATCGCAGCAGCTACCTCGAAATCTGTTTCTGGATTTTGCAAGTAATCAGCAATTTCTACAACTCTTTCTAATCCCATCGTCCGTCTACCATTTAACATGTGACTTAGATTCTGCGCTGAGAAGTTCAGGTGATCAGCCATGACTCTTTGGTTCAAAGCCTGTTTGTCAACTTCCTGTCTAAAAATAGATGCGACTTGCTTCTCCATCGAAGAAACTCCCATATTAATCACTCCTTTTGTATTCAATTGTCATTTTTCATAGCAGTCATACTGCTATAAACTGTTTATTAGAAGTAGAACATCATGTCTTCAATCAGACGGTCATCCTGTTGACTCTCAACTTCATACAGTTGATTGATGAACTGATCCGATTTTGTTTCTAAGTAGGCTTTAGTTAAGTGATCGCCTAAACGTTTAAGTATGAACTCAATTTTTTCTTGCTTTGACATTAGATCACCTCCATATTTTCTAGTTATTTTTGATTGTACAAACAAACTGGTTAATCAATTTGTTCCGTTTTAGTTAACTCCGTTTCCAAAAAAATATCATCTGGTTCTTTACCGAAAACCAAAGCAATTTTTACGGCATTCTCATAAGAAAGCCTTCTTTTACCTTTTTCGATCATCCAGTAAAATTCCTTTGTAAGTCCAGCGGCATCAGCGACCTGTTGAAAAGTTTTTCCATTCTCTTTTCTTATTGTTTCTAAATTTTGCAAAACCATTACCATCCCTCCTTCTAGGTTAACCTGATGTTAACTACAGTATAGTTAACCGCAAGTTAATTGTCAACTATTTTTATACTCATTTAGTTAACTTTTTTCCAATCAATTGAGTTAACTGTTTGTTAACGGTAAAATAATAAAAGAAACGAGGTGTTAACATGGACTTTGGATCTCGATTAAAAGAATTACGAGTTTCAAAAAAACTTACTCAACAACAATTAGGAGATAAGATTCACGTTTCTAAAGTATCAATTTCTGGTTATGAACGTGGTGAACGTAGTCCTGATAGAGAAACTCTCACTTCTCTCGCAGATTTTTTTGATGTATCTACAGACTTTCTGTTAGGACGTGAACCTAAGGACATTAATAATTCTGTTGGTATCGGTGGAGTCATTCCAGAGGACTATTCAATTCCTATTTTAGGTAGGATTGCAGCTTCATCGCCAGCTGGTTTAGTAAGCGATTACGAAGGAGAAATTTTCATACAGCCCTCTACTATAAAAAAGTATGGTAGACACGATATTTTCGCTTTACGAGTTTTAGGCGATTCAATGAATCGAATCATTCCTGATGGCGCAATCGCAGTAATCAGAAAAAGTTGCGATTGGGAAGATGGAGATATCTGCGCTGTAACAATTAATGGAGATGACGCAACTCTCAAACAAGTTCATAAAACAAACCGTGGAATTAGATTTTCACCATTAACTTACTCACGTTTCCACACACCATGGGAATATATTAAAGATGAGGACGATGTTGACGTTATCATCCATGGAGTTTTTTTATATGGCATAATACCAACTGATAAAATGTAGAATGGAGTGTTAAATATGGAAATGGAAAAATTTAAAGATGATTTAAAACAATTGGGAAAGCGCGTAATAAAGCTAAAAGACAATATTGGTACGGAAGAAGCAACTAAAACTTCACTCATTATGCCTTTTTTTGCAGCGTTGGGCTATGATCTATTCGATCCCACTGAATTTGTTCCAGAGTTCACTGCAGACGTGGGTATTAAAAAAGGTGAAAAAGTCGATTATGCTATTGTTATCGATAGTAAGCCTACTATTCTAATTGAAGCGAAGTCAATTAATGAAAAATTAACAAAACATGATTCACAACTTTTTAGATACTTTGGGACTACAGAATCTAAATTCGGGATCTTAACGAATGGTCAAGAATACAAATTTTTTACTGATCTAGATGAACCTAATAAAATGGATTTAGCACCCTTCCTTACAATAGATATAACAAATATTAAAGACAACCAAGTTCCTGAGTTAGCTAAGTTTCATAAGGAAAATTTTGATGTTGACAAGATTACTAGTTCTGCCGCTGAGCTTAAATACTTGAGTCGTTTAAAGGATTATTTATCGTCTGAGCTTGACAATCCTAATGATGAGTTTATTAAGTTCCTTCTTGGTGAAATTTATGATGGGATGAAAACAAAACAGATCATTGATAAATTTAAACCAATTATAAAAAAAGGACTCAATCAGTTTATCTCTGAAAAGGTAAATGATAAATTAAGCGCTGCATTAAAATCATCAGTCTCAGTAGATGAATTAGATACTAAATCAGAATCAAATACTACAGAAATTGACGAACCTGAAGTTATTACAACACCTGAAGAACTAGAGTCATATACTATTGTCAAGGTGGTTTTAAAAGATGTAATTCCTCTTGATCGTTTATTCTATCGTGATAATCGCAGTTACTTCAATATCTTATTAGATGATAATATTCGCAAGTGGATTCTAAGAGTACGATTCAATACTAATGGTATGAAGATTGAATTAAATGATGAAAAACACTCTGTGTTTGAATTATCTCAACCGATGGATATTAATAATTACGCCAAAGAAATAATCACAATTGTAAATAGATTTAATCAGAAGTAGAAAAGAGTGGGTTTTTATGGTTGATTGGAAAGATTTAGGAAAAAGAACCTTCGATGCAACGAGAGATATCACAGAAAAGACAGTCGACTCATTTCAAGAATGGAAAGATGATCCTGAACGAATTGCTAAAGTTGAAACGAAAAAGGCTACAAAGAAAGCACAGAAAAAAATTGAGAAAGCTGAAAAAATGCAGAAAAAGGAAATCAAAAGAGGAAAAAGCGAACCGGATCATGATTATTATTTTACTGAGAAAACATTTGAACCTTTCTCTTCTAAAGGCGTAGTTGAAGAATCGACATATAAAATGATTAAAAGAGTAAAGCTTTCGAAAATCACTCAAGAAGAACCTAATAGAATTTCTATAAAACAAGGTAGAAAAAAAATTGATTTTTTATTGGAAAAAATTGAATTCTCCGACAAAAAAAATTCAACTGGTGGCGCATTACTCGGTGCTGCAATTGCTGGAACTGCTGGTGCTGTTATTGGTAGCTCGATGAACTCAAGTAAAGTCTATGCAAACTTATACGTCCGTCCATTAGATGAAAAAGGAGTGCTACATGTAATTCGTTTTTATGCTGACAATAAAGAAGCTGCTCAACTCTTAAGACTTCAGGCAACGGAGGATTAAAATGAAAAAACTAACGATTGTATTCTTACTCTGCTCTACCCTGCTCTTATCAGCATGTTCGGGCGATAAGAAGGCTGATACGACTGATTCGACATCACAGCAAAAAATTGAGGTTAGAAAAACCAAGGATTCTAAGAAAAAGAAAGCTGCTGAGGAAAAGAAAGTTGCTGAGGAAGCAGAAAAGAAGAAACAAGAAGAAATTGCTAAAAAGGTCTCTGAAGCAGATACTGCCATGAAAGCTGCTGAAGCAAACTTAACTGATGAGACTTTAGCTGCTGCTAAATCAGCAATCGAAGCTATTCCAGATGGAAACAACGAACTAGCTAAACGACTTGAAACAGCTACAGCAAAACTAGCAGCAATAAAACAACAGGCAACCGTGCAAGCTCAACAACAAAGTCCTGTTCAAAATGATGCAGATGGTAACGGAATACCTGATGATTCTCCTTATAACAACACAACACCTGAAGAACGTGCTAGAGGTGCTCAAATGGAAGCTGATGCTCAAACTCGATATTGGGAAGCATATAATAATGGTGCGAATCCTGATGATGCTCTCGCTTATGCAGATGGTAGATCTGATAATTACAATCAACAACAAAATGATGCAGCCGCTCAAGTAGATCAATATCGAGCTGACTTCAAAGCACAGACTGGACGCGAACCTACATCAGGTGAAATTCAGAGTCAATGGTTGCAGGAACAAGGTATTCAGTAAAGGAGAATGATTGCGATCTTGGATTGGTCAAACAAAGTATACGGTGAGTTAAGCGAGTTCGAAAAATTTAAAGCCGATAAGTTGATTGAACAAGCTCTAGATAGCACGCACAATTATAAGGGAGAAGTTCCGAATGAACATGATAGAATGGTCATTCGCGATATGATTAGAAATAATCTTGCTTTATTGAATAGAGCCAGTAATAACTAGCAGCTCTTCCCCACCATCGTTGGCGATTTTGTTTAACTGGTGACTACTTCTACCTGCCATAATTGGGAGTTGAAATGAATTTTTTTGGATGATGCAAATGGCAAACGTTTTAGCACTTATAGGATTTTTTGGATTTATTTTTGGGGTAATAAGATTAATTAGAGCGTTTTTCAAAAAAACACCTAAGAAACCTGAACTTTTAATTATTCTCGGAACTTTTATAGTCTTTTTCGCAGGGATTGCTTTACTAGAGCCACCTGAACAGAAGACAGCAGAAACAACTATTAGTAGTACTCAACAGAGTAAAACTGGAAACAAATCTTCATCCAGCTCTACTGAAACAAAAAAAGAACAAAACAAATCCTCGGATGAAAAGAATAAGCAACAACAAGCACTTATCTCTTTTAATGATCGAGTGAAGCAAGATAATAGTAATCTTGCAAATATGGAATACAATGGCACGCAAACGATTGAAGTCAATGATAATAATCCAACTTTTTCGGAAGATGATTTATCTTTGGCTAATAAAGCTTGGGAAAAATACGGGGATCTTGATCAACTAAACCGTGCTACTTCTGCCGAAGCCATGCTGAATCAATCATTGATGTCTACAGCTAAACGTGGAGATATTTCTAATGTTAAACCTACTGGATGGCATAATAAAAAAATTGGTAAAGGATATCTCTATAATCGTTCACATTTGATTGGCTATACCCTTTCTGGCGAAAACGACAACTGGAAGAATCTGATCACAGGAACAGCACAGTTAAATAATCCAGAAATGCTTCGTTATGAAATGGATATTAAGTACTATCTGGAAAAAAGTAAAGGTAACTATGTACGATACTCTGTTACTCCTGTATTCCGTGGTGATGAGCTACTTGCTCGTGGCGTTCATTTAATGGCCCAATCAATAAAATCTGACGACATTAAATTTAATGTTTATATCTTCAATGTACAAGATGATGTAACTTTGAATTATTCAGATGGAACAAGTCAAACTAAAAACGAAATTGCCGCAGCTCAACAAAAAGAAGAAGAAAGAAAAAATGCTGAAATCAAAGCTCAACAAGCTGCTGAAGAGCAACAGCGAATTGAAGCGCAAAAGCAAGCCGAAGCAGCGCAGAGCGAAGCAAATGAACAGCAAGCAGCCGCTACTCAAACAAATGGTCCAGAATACGTTGATGCTAACGGAAATGGTTTAATCAAAGGTTCCAACAATGGAATCTATCATGTTCCAGGCAGCCGGTATTACGACAAAACAACTAATCCAGCAGCTTGGTTTAAAACAGTTGATGAAGCTGAAAGAGCTGGATATCGAGCACCGAGAAATTAGTTCTACCCTCCCCACCTGGCGACGCCGGTTCGATTCCGGCTTGGGGAATATAATTATTTATTACGAGGAGATTATCTATGAAAATTAAGTTTACTGAAGTCAAAATTACTAGATTCAGGAATTTACTTGACCTACGGTTCAATCTTGGAAATCGAATAACTGTTTTTTCTGGACATAACGGTGTGGGAAAATCTAGTTTGATTTCTCTGATGGCATCTACAACTGGCACGAACGAGAAAAGGTTGGATGAGAAAAAATTTCAACCAGAATTCAACGATTATTTCACCATGGACTCTGATGAACCATTCAAAGAATACAAAATTGTTTGTGAATACGAAACTGATGATAACTTCAAGTTTGCAAAAAGAATTGGATTCAGAAATGATGAAGAGTTTAATCGAGGTATTCGTCCACTACCTAGAACTTCACCAAGAATTGATAGTAATCAAATGAAAAAAGATGCTACAGAAATATTAAGAAACAAACTCGGTATTACAGATTCAGCAAGGGTTCCTATTCCGACAGTTTATCTAAGTCTTGCAAGACTTTATCCTCCCGGTGAAACTGAAATCAAGTCTATAAATATGAGGAGCAATAACTATATTATTCAAAATGGACTTCATGAAAAATATATCGAATGGTATAACGAAGTGCTTCCTTATTCAATCACGGATAACAAACGAGTTCAAAATATGACAAAAGGGATTAATAATCGATCAAGAATTTTTGTTCCACTTACCCATGCTTCTTCAGAAACACAGTCTGTTGGACAGGATAACCTCGGTACAATTATAAATGCATTGGTAGATTTTTACTATTTAGCTCATTCATCTCCCGATTCTTATAAAGGTGGGATACTCTGTATTGACGAAATCGACGCTTCACTTCACCCTAGTGCTCAAGTAAGCTTATTAAATCTTTTAGATAAACTTAGCGTCGAACTAGACCTGCAAATTTTCTTAACTACTCACTCACTTACTATGCTAAAAGAAATTATTTTGAAAAAAGAAAAGAATCCTGTTGATTATCAGCTAATTTATTTGAAAGGAGTGAGTGTACCATCAATTATCAAATTCAATTCTTACAGACTTTTGAAAGCTGATTTATTCCAAGAACTAACCTTTAAAAAGCCTGAAATTAAGGTCTATTGTGAAGATGAATCAACATCAACTGTTTTTAAAGCATTAATTGATGCGGCAAAAAACCTTGAACTTGATTTCAAATTACCGCCTTACAAAATTTTGCCAATTTTCTTAGGATCTGAACAGCTCGAGAAGTTACCAAGAAGCGATACTCATTTTAGTAATGTCGCCATCATACTAGATGGTGATACAAATTCTAAAGAAAAAGTCAAAATCGAAGAATACATGAAAAACCCTACCATTATCCATGGGCTTACTCCAAGAAAATTTGAAAAAAATTTTGTTACACTACCTGGGTTCTTGTCACCAGAAGGTTTTCTTTACTCAATTATTTTTGATCTAGTAAAAAATGATAGGGATAACTACTTATTTTGGAGGACTCTTGACAAAGATCCTGAAACAACACTATATACTAGTGATAAAATAAGAGAGCAAATAATTATTAATGATTCCGAATTGTGCCTAAAAGCTCTAAAGGCAAATAAGGACAATATTTTTGAATTCACAGAAAAGTCAAAAATGTTAAATTATTATTACGTCAATAATAAACAAGAACTGGAAAACTGGATAAAGAAAGTACAAAAAGTATTTGACTTCGTTTCAAACAAAGTCATGGCGAGTCGTATTTAGTTTCTGGCCATTTATTAAAATTTTTGCTATCATAAATTCGAGGTGATGAACTTGCCACATACAAAGTCCCCATTACGATATCCGGGTGGAAAAACTCAATTATGGAAATTTGTTAAGTCGACAATAGATGCTAACAATATAACTAAACCAATCTATTGTGAACCTTTTGCTGGTGGTGCGGGAGTAGCCATTGAACTACTCCTAGGCGATTTTGTCGAGGAAATAATAATAAATGACTTTGATCCTGCAATTTATTCTTTCTGGAACATGATTATTAATCAAACTGAATCTTTTATTGATCTCATAGAAAAAACACCAATCACTTTAGATGAGTGGAAGAATCAAAAAACTCTATATCAAAAACATGGTAAAGATCCGAAATCCCTTCTTGGTGCTTTTGCAACTTTTTTTCTGAACAGAACCAATATTAGTGGGATTATTTCTGGTGGCCCAATTGGTGGACAGGATCAAATCAGTAAATATAAAATCGATTGTAGGTTTACAAAAGAAACTTCAATTCGGAAAATACGACAGATTGCGAATCAAAAACACAGAATTCACTTATTCAATGAAGATGCTGCAAACTTAGTAAACATTCTTAAGAAGTCATATCCTAAGGAGCGTCTTTTTACTTTTTTTGACCCGCCCTATTATGAACAAGGCCAATCACTTTATCTCTCATTTTATAATAAAGATCAACATAAGGTAATTAGAGACAAAATCATGGAAATGGATGATTTTTATTGGATACTAACATACGATAAAACACCTCAAATAGCAGATTTATATTCAAAAGCTAATAAATCTTTTCAATATTCATTAGTATACTCAGCAAATAGAAAACGTGTAGCCAATGAATATATTTTTGCTAGTTCTAAAACAAAATTAGTATCAACACAAACAGTGAAGTTACAATCAATATCAGGATAAGCCTTCGGGCTTTTCTTTCTACACCAAAAAGAACATACGTTTGTATTCATAAACATATTTACCTATACAAAGGAGAAAATAATCATGAACGGACACGTACGAAAAATTGGCAACAAATGGCATTATGTCATTGAAATGGCAAAAGTAGGCGGAAAACGTCAACGTATACAAAAAGGTGGATGGGATACAAAAACAGAAGCCCAAGAACATTTAAGAGAAGCGATGAATGAATACAAAAGAGGTGGAAAAATTGATTTAACAGATGTCAGTGTTTCCGATTATTTTGATTATTGGTTCGAAAACTATGTAGAAAAGAAATTGAAGTATAATACGCAAAAAAACTATAAAAATGTGATTGAAAAGTACGTAAAACCTGAAATTGGAAAATATCAGCTTCAATCAATTGGTCCAGCAAAGCTACAAGAACTAGTAAATAAACTTCCGGATGGATTTAGTAATAAACTCTCCAAACACTCAGTAGAAATTATTTTTACTGTCTTAAAAGGAGCTTTTCGCCGTGCAGTTTTCCCATATCAACTAATTAACAATAATCCGATGGAATATGTAGAGATGCCTGCTTTTGAATCGAAGCCAAAGCAAACTCGTGATGATATGAAGATTATAACAATGGATCAGTACTTACAAATCTTAGACAATACTCCCCCCTCCGATTCTTTCCATATTCCTTTAGTAATAGCGTTTCATACGGGACTAAGACGCGGTGAGGTTTGTGGTTTAACCTGGGATGATATTTCTTTTGAAGATCAAACAGTGACTGTAGAAAAGATTATGCTACAAGACAAAACGGGTATACAAATAGGAACACCCAAAACGCAAGCCAGCTATCGTACGATCAGTATTGACGATATGTTGACTGCAGAGTTACGCACACATAAAAAAAGACAAATGGAAAACAGAATGCGTTACGGGAAATTCTATTATGATAGTACGTTCGTATGTACTAAAGAAAACGGCGAACCTGTGACTCCGAACTCAATAAAATGGTCAGCTAGCAAGATTAAAAAAAATTTTGGAATCAATTTCAATTTCCACTCCCTTAGACACACTCATGCAACCATGCTTTTAGAGGATGGTGTAAAACCAAAAATTGTTCAAGAAAGACTTGGCCATTCTCGAATTTCTACTACTATGGATAAGTATGTTCA